AAAGAGAGGATGTTCTAGGCATCCTCTCTCCTCCTATTCTACCGCGAAGAACGCGGCAGAAAAATGGTTATGAGGTCACAGACGGTACAGCTGCTGAGCTAATGTAGCACCCAGCTTTAAGGTTACTATTGAATAAATTTCCGAAAAAGTTGTAAAAGAAGATACTAGAGGTCAGGTAGGACCCCTGCCCCGTGAAGTCGGGGATAGGCATCGTGGTGACGCCATCGCCGAAGTCGTACAGGGAGGGCTCTACGGTCTCGATGATCCCCCAGGTTTCCGGGCACACCGCGTCAAGTCGTCCCTGACGCGCGGTGTAACTCACGTTCAGTTCGCGGCTGCCGTAGGTCGGTGACATGTGCTTCTTCACCATGTCCAGGGCCTTATCGCCCGGTGGGACATAGTTCTGTTGCAACACGTTCGTGTAGAGCTGCGTGACGGCCAGTTCTTGATCCGGCCCGCAGATCCACTCGAAGTCCGTGACCGCTTCGTTGTCCGGCCCGAGGCCGCGGCCAATCAGGATTTCCGCCTTGTAGGCGTCGGTGGTGGTGATGGGCTGACCGTTTTTGTTGATGTTCGGCGTGGAGAGTTGCCCGGGATACGTCGAACGCGCGAGATTGAGCACGCTTCCCGTGTTGCTCGCGACCTGATAGGAATAAATCCCCTGCAGGCCGGAATTGAGCGCGCCAGTTGATCCCTGGATCATCACGTAATCGCCGTATGTAGTTCCCGTTGGTAGAGCCGTCGAGAAGTACACGGTGTCATTCGCGCCATCCACGTAGGAAACAGTGGCAGTCGCAACGCCAGTAATGCGCGCCGAGCCGCCTTCAGCCGCAAAGAACTGCACGACTTGCTGTTCTTGGAATTGGTTCGCTTGGCCACCAAGGCCAACGATGGACGATGGGTTGGCCCCACCGAGCGTGTTGTTGCTGATCACGGTGGACCCAAGCGCGGGCAGTTGCACGATCGCGCCGGCGCCATCGCTCAGGAATTGAGCGTCAACGCCCTGCATGAAGGAATTGAAGGAGTTCTTCAACTCTTCGGCGCGCAGCGAAATCAGACTGCGCTTCGGGCCATTCGTGGCGATCCTTGCTAGGTACGTAATTTCGCCAGATTTGTTACTTACGCTGACTTCTTAACCAGCGTAGGACCGGGCATTTCTGCCGGCCTCTCTTTGTCACCAAAGAGTTCAGACTGGATTTTCACTTCCTCAGTTTCGAGGAAGGCTTCGCGTGCAGTCGTTACGGAGCCCAAACGATTCGAGTGATTAAGCAAACTCACTCTTTGTAGCAAGGCCCTGTCAGATTCAGTAACCGGAACGTATTTCCCATTCCCACGCCGATCCATAAATTGCAGCATGAGTCTAGCTTGTTCCTTTTTCCCCGCTAATGCTTCGTAGATAATCTTGAGGAACTTCCGTTTGTTATCAATGTTCCCCTTGATGTCCACAGCCCAAAAACGAGGATGGGTTTCGCGTGTGATGAAGAAAATATCCCACGCTTTCAGAATCTCTTCAGCCTTGCCGATGATCAGAGGATTGCTGTTGGATACCGCCGTGACATTCAGACGGCAACCTTGGGAGACACGGCCAGAACGCTTGTCAACGAGGCGGGTATAGTTCAGTGACCCTTCCCCATCTAGGAGTGCTGCCATGTATCCGATTTGAATCTCTGATCTCATTTGGTTTCCTCGGTGTTGTCTCTAGTTTACCAAGCTAGAGGGTTTCACCGAAATAGCGAAGTTTAGGCTGGGCACGGTTGGATACCCAGCGAACAGACCGATTGGTGCAAGGTCTCCCGCAACCCAGAGCGCGCCAGTCCCGCGGCCCAGAGCATCACCGTTGCCGGTGGCCTGGAAGATCGCGGCACCCGACTGGATGCGCACGGGAATACGGAAGGAAGGACGCGCCTGACCACCTGCTTGCGTGGTCACAGCGGTCGGAAAAGTCTTGCTCTTTTTCTTGAAGAAGTTGTAAACCGTTCGGCCCTTGAAGACAAGATCAGGAATCCCTTTCGCAAACGATTCCAGCTCTACAGCTTCAACGGCCGCTTCGGCAAGAGGATTTGCGGCCATGGGTACACTACCTCTGCATTTTGGCTCAACAGCGAGGCTACCCGTAGCTCACGCGTTGGCATTCACGCGCAATCAAGCGCGGAATTGTCGATCACCCGATGTGCGTGGAACAATGCAGAAGTTGTGGAGATGATTCCCCGAAATTTGGTGCTGCCCCTCACCTCGCCTCGGTTGCACGGCGCTTGTTCTTGGGATTGATCCCAATGGCTCCTACAGCTTCGAGTGAGAGCGTACTATCTAAGGTTTCACTTTGGCAAGAAGATTTTGGAGCGCGAGGCGGGACTTGAACCCACAACCCCTCGATTTAGAATCGAATGCTCTACGATTGAGCTACTCGCGCTCCGTTAAAATTGGTCCGGGGAGCGGCACTCAAGCCCGCGCAGATGCCTCCGCGCCTCCCCGGTTGGCGCTCCCGGTAGGGATTGAACCTACAACCTCCCCGCTTAGAACGGGGTGCTCTTTCTGTTGAGCTACAGGAGCATAAATTCGATAGTTCGCGAGAACCTTGCGCTCCTCTCCGCGGAGTGGCGCTGTCGCAATTGCTGTCAGTCCAAAATCATTGTCAGGTTCAGTCCACGCATAGTGCGGGATCTGGTGTGTTTCCAACTTGTGAAGTGTGCGCTGCAATGAGGATTTGCTGGGCAAGCCGATCACGACAAGATTCGGATTGCCATCTTCGTAACGCAAACCTGCCAGATGATAAACAGCGTGATTGGATTGAACGATTTGATGAGCGAGAGGAATATCAGTGCGAACAAACACGTAGACGTAAGAACTTTCGATGGCAGAACTTTCAGTGGGAATCTAGCGGTCAGGTCTCATGCGAAGAATTTGCCATAGAGTGAAAACAGTGTCAAGTGGAAAAACAAAACCGGCGTGCCACTCTCGCGAGCAACACGCCGGATGTTCAACCCTCATCTACCGCGAAGATTCTATCACGACTTCCCACGGATGGCTTTCGCTCCATGTCAGCGCTTCAAAAGTATGCTGGCCCGCGTTCTCGTGGCCCAGTCCGAATTCGCAGAACTTCGGCTCGTTCATTGAAGGCGATTGCAGTCCGTGATTGCAGGGAACGAATTCGCTCGCTTTTTCCATTTGGATGTTCCTCGCGCGAAATGCTTCAGCGCGCCGCTGGGACTGGGCTCAACGGCGCGCCGAAACCTCGACTGAACTCGTCCAAGCCTTAGACTTGATCGAGGGAAAAATCCGTGATCGATGTCGGCGGGGGAGGCGGCGTCGGCAAGATCGGGATGTTGAACGTGTGCGTGAGCGCCACGCCCTGATCGTTGGTTCCCGTGATGGTGACGTTGTAGGAAGCGGCTGTGTCGCTGGCATCCACCGCAGCCGTGAATTGCAGGGTCTTCGGGTCGGGTTGCGTGAGCGTCACGAGCGAATCATCGACCGCTACTGCTGGGCCGGATTGCAGTGGAATGAAATTCGTCGCGGGCACGAAGCCAACTACAAACGTGCTGGTCGTTCCAACTACTGTTCCATTGATTGCCATCTCTATGTCTCCTTGAATTTGCGTGAGAGTGAAGTCCTCGATAGACGGCTCCAAGGCGTCGAGAATCTGTCCCAAGAGTGCGTCTTGTTTCGCTTGATCGCTCTGCACGCTGTTTGCAACGCTAAGAGCCTCAAGAGAAAGTTCGTTGGTCTTCCGCTGAAGCGCGAGCACCTGATCCTGGTCTTTCTCGATTTCATCAAGGCGCTTTTCTAGCTTGCCTTGGCGGTCAAGAATCTTCTCCAAAAATTCGATGACTGACGTTTCGTGCGGAGTCCGTGAAACAGGTTTGTCTTTTGCCATTGGATGCCCTGCCTTTTAAATAGTACACGACCTGTCAAGGGCGGGTCTGTGCGAAAGTATACTCCCTATCGTTCATACGGGACAGGGGTGTTGCTTCCCTTCAGGTAGGCTTTGCCGAGGATGATGTACTCGCTTGGCGTGCGCTCAATGTCCACTTCGGCGCGCTTGTAGACCTTCCCCGCCACGGGCTTGGGCGCTGCCACCACTGGAGCCTTTCCGTTCGCCCCTGGTGCCGCTGGCCGTCGCGCTGTAGCGGCTGGTGCGGCGGTGCGTTTGGCGAGGCTCGGATACATCTCGTTACGCAGTGCGCGGAATTGCTCGGGCAGCATCTCGCGGAACTTGTCATGCACGAAGCGCGCGTGGCGTACTCGGTCTCCCTTCGCGCGAATTGCCTTTGCGGCGCGAAGATACGCTTTGTCCTCACCCATCGCTTTCCAGATGCGCGATTCCAGCGTTTGCTTGAAGGTGTTGCGCCCCTTCTCGGGCAGCTTCAGGTCCTTGAAGAGTTGCATAGTGATGCGCGAGAGTACAGGCGCGTTCATGCGATTCACGTCGCCAGTGACAGACTCCGTGTACATCTTCTGCTTCTCGGTCTGCACTTCGGCGCGTTCGCGGGATATCGCTTCACGCTCAGGATCGCGTGCTGACTTCGTTTCGAGATTCTTGCTCGCGTGATCCTTCGCGCCACGCAGCCACGCCACAACCTTCGCTTGCAGGTCATAGGCTTCCTGCCCTTTGCCTTCCTTGATGAGCGCAAGAACAGAATCAGCGGAATCGAACATGCCCGCTTTGTCGAGCCGCGTCACCATCGCGGGGATGATGGCGGTGTCGAATTGTTTCAGATCGCGGCCGGCGAGAAGTTCGAGCCCATTTTGCATTGCGGTAACGAAGGATTCTGGATTCGCTTCTTGGAGTTGCGCGAGAAGCGCGGGATCGCCTTGTGAGAATTGCTGGATCTCGTTGCGATAGTCCTCCACTTCGCTCTGCATATCCCCGATGCCCTCTTCACCGCCGAGCGATTCAAGTATCGCTTTGGTCTGACGCGCTTCGCGCACACCGCCAGGGAATTCCGTCTCGAACGCCTTCCGGTGGAAGTGATCGTCAGCCCACTTCTTGCCGATCTCGGGATTGGTCTTCTTCAGGTCGGCGATTTGCTTGCGCGTTGCGGCGTCTGTTTTGCGCCCGTCCGCGTCAATATCGCCGAGTAAGTCCTCTTCCTCGCCCTCGGTTGGAGTTTCAGTTTCTTCAGGTGGAGTTTCTACGACTTCAGTTTCGACGCCCTCAGTTGGCGTTTCAACTTCTTGTCCTGGTGGCGTTTCGACAACTTCAGTTCCAGCTCCCGCACCGTCCGCTACCGCTGCTGTTCCTGCTCCCGCGATTTCTTCTGGCATTTTTCTTTCCTCCCCGATGTTTTACCTTCGCCCGATTCTACGCTAAAATAGCGGCTGAAGTCAGACTCCCATTCGAGGTGGGAATATGAAATACCGTGTGAAACGCCACACAGTCACTCAGCCGCTTGATAAACCTTACCGCTTTATCCCTCTGACACAAAATCAAAATGCCATCGTGGATGCTGCAGATTTCGAGTGGCTTTCTCAATGGAATTGGGTTGCAAACTGGAATCCTTTGGCGCAGTGCTTCTATGCAATGCGGACAGCTCCCAATCATCTTTTCATAGCGATGCATCGGCAAATACTCGGATGTACCAAAAGTGAAGAGGCGGACCACAGAAATCATAATACGCTCGACAATCGCAGAAAAAATATAAGAAAGTGTTCTCCTTCTCAAAATCAAGCCAACCGAAGAATTCAGCGTAACAACACAAGTGGATTCTGTGGAGTTAGTTGGAACAAGAGAAACAGCAAATGGCGGGTCAGAGTCGTGGTAAATAGGAAAGAAATCCATGTCGGCACTTTCAATTCTGCCGAGGAAGGCGGTCATGCTTATGATATTGCTGCGACCAAGTATTTCGGTCCTTTTGCCCACCTGAATTTTCCTCACTGAATCCTCGTTGGGGCTTGTTCTGGTACACCGGCAGGAATAGGTTCGGCTGGTCCTTTCGCTCCTGCGGGGGCAGGTACAGGAGGTGGTGCCTGCTCACCCGCAGAAGGCGTAACACCGGCTTTCATTAGGATTTGCTTTGCGGCCCCTGCGTCCACGGGCACAACGTCCTTAAAGCCAATCGAGACACTTGGCGGCTTTCCGACTTGCTGGGCTTGAGCCGCTTTGGCTTGAGCTGCTTCCACATGTGCGTCAAAATGGAGCGCACAATTTTCCCAGCCTTTAGGATTAGACCGTTTTTCTCTACGGCCATCGTCTCCATTTAGGAACATCCACACTGTCGCTGCTTCGGTCACGTTGTCATCGCGCTTCGCGTCAATCGGCAACGAACAAATCTCTTGAGGCATGGCCGCGACTTCCGCCTCTGCCTGTTGAAGCACTGCGGGGTCCACGCCCATTCCCTTCATCTGTTCGATCTTCGCTTGCGCTTCCATGACTGCGGGATTCGGAATCGGCTGCTGTCCAAGCATCACCTGAATTTCACCCAGTTGTTTATTGTGTGAAGCCACTTGGGGAATGTACACGTCGCGTTGGCTGGTCATGGCCTGCATGTATTCGAGATTCGCGGCGTTAAACATCACTTCCGCAAGTTGCGGATTCTTCGCGGAGGCGTCGAATATCTGCATGAACGCGTTCTTGCGTTGCGTGAAGGTCTCGGGGAAATTCTCATCGCTTTCCGCGAAGCACAGGATATTCGCTTTCAGGTCGTTCACTTCGAGGCGGATGATCTGGCCCCCGGGAATGCGCTCATTGATCGATCCATCGCGGCATTTCGCGCCCCAGCGCACCAGTTGCTTCATGCTCTTGGCTTCCGCGTTTTTGATCGAGTGCCAGGTTGGCGCGAGCCGGCCGAGAGCGGAGTCTCGCTGTGTGGCGATTGCGACACCGCTATCTGCGGTTCCGGTATCGCCACCAGCGAGTGCGGGATACGCTCCCGAGAGCAGCTCCGCGAGATCCCCGGCGTACTTGTTGATGAAGTCCGCAAGACTCACGGGCTGTGGCACGGCGGGTTCCACGAAGATCAATTCAGTAATGGGCTTGTTGGTCGTGTTCTTGAACGCTCCCACGTCACCAGGTACGTTGGTCTGCCCACGAATGGCGTCCACGTTGAACGCACGATTGTCCATCCACTTCTTCGGCACTGCGCGCACAAAGTAATCGTTCATCAAGTCAAGCCAGTTGTTGAGGCGTTTCTGCACGGGCAACGTCGAAGTGCCCATCGCGTTGCGGTTCTGCCCATCACCTGAATACGCTTGCCCGAGTGCCCATGAATCATCCATCGATTCATTGCGCGCATAGCAGAAAGTCTCGCCGGCGTAGACCACGAGGCATCCGTTCGGGAACATCTCGATCAGTTCATCGCGTACCGCTTCGTCCTTGATGTTCATCAGCCACGAAGGACGCATCCAAGCGCGCTGGATGGTCACATCCTCGGCCACGGAATCACTGGTCACATAGGTAGACTGCATCCCGAGTTTCACATTCTGACGCGCGAGACGGCCGATCTCCCCTTGTGCGGACTGATTCACGCCTGCCTTGATGTCATCAGCAACCCACGGAAACATGCCCTTCGCTCTCGAGGTATCCACTTCCGTCTCGTAAATGAAGACATCCGCTTCGTCCAAGTTGTTTGCGGACATCGGCACAATCTTCGTTTCGAGTTTCCCGTGGGCTGTGCGAATCTCTTGGCCGCGGGGCGTGCGCTTGACGGGCTCCTCTTCTTCTTCGCCCTCTTCCGCTTGATCCGCTTCGCCACCAGTTTCGCTCTCGGTGGCCGCTTCCTGCTCGACGTTGCTCAGTTCTTTCTGTGACTCTCCCGCGGCATCGCCTTCTTGCGCCGTCTCGGCCGCTTCGGGCGTGGCAGCGGCTGCAGCGCCTTCTGTGGCTGTTTGTCCCGCTTCGATCGGCTCGTTCTCGGGCACCAAGTCATCGGGTTCATCATCCTCTTCCCAACCGAACTTCTGGCCGTTCTTCTCATAACGCGACCAGTACGCGAAGCGCCCATCCGTCCAGAGATAGCGCGAAGCATCCGTCTGAATCATGATGAGGTCGTTGTTGCGCGAGATTACTTTCACGAACTTGTCGGCGGATTCAGCGGCGGTGATTTGCGCGTCCGAGTCGGCACGCTGAGGAGCGAAGCGTGTGTTCGGCACGGTGCGCGTCAGCGCAGCGATAATCATCTGCGCGCGAGCGGAATAGATATTTGTGGGAAGCAGCGCGAGATCCATCTGCATTGAAGGACCATAGCCAGTGGACTCACCAGGAATGATCCACCCGCCACCACGCTGAGGAATGAGGAACTGGAAACCGCGATAGAAGAGCGCGGCCTCCCATGCTGCAATCACTTCTATGAGCCGAGCGGGCATGTCGCGTTTCTGCGCGCATGTCAAACGCTCTTTGATCGCGTTCTTCTGCGTGTCAGTGAGTTTCGCGTTGGGGACGGGAGACCATTCGACGCCCGCTAGGACCCCTAAACCATACTTGGGTTCGTCCTGCTCTTCGTCGTTTCCCGTGTAATTGTGGACCGCTGTCGCCAAAGAAAACGCCAGTTCTCACCCGATTACTTGCGCTTCTCGTGCCTTACCCGTGACGCGCGCTTGCAAATGCCAGCGCCAATCTCGCGCGCTTTCCAACTTTTCCGCTTGAGTGCTTGTGCTCTTCCGCGAATTCGTGCGTGCTCTTTCCCGCGCGCTTTGCAGCGGCCTTGAACACGCCCTTGTGACCGGAAGATTCGATCTTGCTCGCAACCTTGCCCATCCACCTATTAGTGGCCATCTGCTCCCCTCTCTACCCGATCAACTCTTTTTCATCGCGCTTGCGATCCGCGACTTCTTCTCGAACAGTTTGCACCAGCCGCCCGGGTCAATGATTCCTTCCACTCTCGCGCAATGGCGCGGCGCGATACGCTCGAAGTAGGTACACGCTTTGCAATGCTCGGGACCATGCGCTTCGTCTTCGTACTGCGCGGCGTCCTTGGAGATTTTCACGTAGGTCTCAGCCACGCTTTAGCTCCTCCACGGGAATGGCGCGCGATCTCCCGAGGCCCGTGATCTTCGCGACGACCGCGTTATTCTCATCGCGAAAATGGACTTCGGATTCCGGCACGCCAGCGTCAACGTGAATATCCTTGCCCAGAAAACTCATGAGGGAAAGCGGCGTGAGTTTCTTGATCTCTTGAACCTGTTCGTTCCCCATCGCGAGATACGCGATGCCTCTCGCGCGGCGAAGAACCTGCACGCCCATCATGGGAGTGATTGACGCGCCGTTGGCTGAGATTTCAATCATCGCCGCGCCTTCCTAAAAGCAGCGGCCATACGCGAGGAGCCCTTGCGCATGTGACCCATCGCTGGGTTGGCGTGGAGTTCTGAGTGCATCTTCTCTTTCTGCTTGCCCGTGAGTGGTGAGCCAGAAGAGAAAAGATACTTCACTTGTCTGCGAGTCCAAGGCACAGCGCGCTCCTGAGACTAGGCTTCGCTTACACCAGGCATCGAGCCGCTGGATTCGCCGCCACCGTATTCCTCGGCATTCTCATCCGGCGTTTCGGTCTCTTCGTTCTCGCCAGTCACGCCAAGCGCCTTGCCGAGATGCTCATGCACCTCTTCGTGGCTCTTGTGCCGACTGTGGTGGGGAGGCCCGTCGCCGTGATGTGACGTGACATGGTGAACGCCTGAGGCTTCGTGGTGCATGTGACCGATAGCGGTCGCTGGACCGTGAATCCCCACATGCTCTTCAATCGGCGTCTTGGTTGGCGCGTTGTGCGGCCCTGGATTTGGTGCAGCGCCCTTTGCGGGCTCTTCGGTCGCTGGGCCTTTCTTCGCGGAAAGTTCGTCGTGCAGCCGAGCCCTACTCGCTGAATGATGGACAGAACCATCTTGAGCTTGCATCGTCATGCTGGTTTCTCCTCTGCCGCCACCTTCGCAGCGGCTTCACTGGCTACCCGATGTGCGATTGAGTCTTGCTCTTGCTGGGCCTTGATTGAACGCTTCAAGATTCGTTGCCAAGGCGTGCCCACTTCCTGGTCATCGAGCGCTGGAGGTGGCGCGTCATCCGGCTTGAGCGAAACATTCTGCAATTGCGGGGTGAGCAGGTAGCGCGTTCTAGTCAGCTCATCGCGCAACTCATTGGAAATGGTTATAGCACGCTCCAGTTCCGAAGCGTGAGTCTTTTCTATGCGTGCGATCTCCTCGCGGTGGCGTTGCTCCTGCTTTTCGAGTTCTTGCTCAAGCCAGATGGTGTGACGCGAAGCGAATCTCATTTCTGGGAACTCCTTGCTTTACGCTTGACCCAACCTGCTCTTATATTCGCCCTAGCTTGCTCGCTGCACGGACGCCGATTCAACCCCTGTTCAGAATGCGTCGCCCAGCGACAATTTCCGGGTTCATAGTTACCGTCGTTGTTGATTCGGTCAATGGTTAGTCCGATTGGCTTTCTTCCCATATCCACAAAGAAATTCTCAAAGGACTCAAGCCAACGCGGGCAGATTTTGATTCCTCGTCCACCATAATCTTTGTATTTTTTGTTTCTGGGATTGAGGCATCGTTGGCGCATGGATTCCCATGTTTTATATTCACGAGTGATTCTTCCGTGGAAGGATTGTCCATGCTTCAATTGAGGAATGTTTTTGAGCATCAGAGCACGCGAAGTGTCACGTACTAAACATCCGCACGATTGTACTTGCCGTTGCGTCAAATGAGTTCCCTTGACAACTTTGAGATTCCCGCATTGGCAAAGAGTCAGCCAATGAACATGACGACCATTAATTCCCGCTGGCCACTGTGCAGTGAGACGTCCAAATCGTTTTCCTGTTAAGTCGTGCATTGGTCTTCCAGGGTATCTCATTATTTTTTGAACCTCTGTTGCCAGGTCGGAATGATCTTGGGTGGACCGTCACCCTTTCTCTGCCGTGCCTGTTCGAGATTATACTCTTTAAATTGTTCAATATGGCGGCGAAATGGGTCCTTGATTCCTGCCAGCTTTTCCCTGAGCAACTGTTCTTTAGGCTTCTCGCCTTCGAGCAAAACACCAGCCACAGCATAGCGCAGAGAGTCAGCACAATCATCTTCTAAGCTACTGCCCTTCGGTTTTATCACGTCTTCCATCGAACACGTCGTACCATTCCCACGAACCAAGAGCGGAATGGAATCAACGCAGGCAGGACATTCTCCCTGGAGCAAGAACCATTCGTCGGTATCTAGCATCTCGTACATTTTTGTCCATCCCGCGATGCGATCATTGTTTGAACGTGTCGGGCGTGGAAGTCCAGCGGCCTGAAGTAAATCTCCGATCTCATCAGCCACAGTTCGATTGCTGACCGTGCGATTAAAACGCTCCCATGAGAGATGAATGCTGTCTATTTCCCAAGCGTAGCCAGTTTCACGACCCTCATCATCATGAAGACGGGGAATAGCCAAGATAAGAGCACTAGTTTGCTGCTCCACCGTTTTCTCTTCAAGAACCACTTCCTTCAGTGTGACATTTACAAGGCGCGGTTTCTCACCATCAAAACGTGGTTTCAACACAGCTTTGGTCCAGAAAGTCATCACTGACGAATGCGAGAAACCCCAGTCGTAGCCCACCCAAACAGGTTGCCACTGTTCAAATATGAATGCGCTCTTCGGAAGAATGTGGCGCTTCGGGTCCCAATTAGAGAAGTACTGCCCGCTGACCGTTTCGAGTTTGCCCCAACGGATCTTGTCGCGCAGCGGCGACTTCTCAAGCGAGCGTATATACCCTTTGTCGCGAATCAGGATGGGATTCTGGTCCACGGTCGAGTGTATATATTGATAGTCCTTCGGGTCGTAAGCCGCTGGGTCCATCCCGTGACACGGCTGGTGGTCCACCCACACTTTCTTGATCCAGCCCCACCCGATGCCCATGGGGTTGGTCACGCCGGCCATGCACGGCCGCGAGCCATGAATCGTGCAGCGGTTGCGCCCTTCCATCGCGTCATAGATCAGATAAGGAAATTCGCCCAGCTCCTCGAAGCCGATGAACACGAACTCAGTGGAGAGATATTTCCCCACGTCCTCAATGCGGTCGCACGCACCAAAGTAGAGTTTGCTCTGCTTCCATACTTTCTTTTGCTCGCCAGTTTCGGGATCAATAATGGGTGTGTCCGTGTCGGGGTCCCAGTCATCCACGAGAACGGGAGGGAAGTACACGATGTGGTCTGACTTGTTGTAGGTCCCGCGCTCTTGTGAACCGCGCTCGTACAGCGACTTAGGGATATCGTTCTCGAACTTATCCAAAACGGTGCGCTTCAGATCGGGGATGGTGCGGCGAAGGATGATGCTGTTCGAGCCTGGAAATTCAATGCAGTGGATAATCGCTTCCATGAGCAAAGGACGCGACTTTCCAGAACCGAATCCGCCCACGTGCAACCTGTGCTTCGCGGGAAGACAGTGCCAGGCATTCTGGTGGGACCACGGTTTATAAAAGTCCGTGATTCTCAGCACTTCATCTTCGCGGTATTCGAGAGTGGGAGAAACGCTGGCCACGCGAGAAGGGTATCACAAATAAAATGCGCCGCCCCGTATCGGAGTTCCTCTTTGGGGTTTCCTGACACGGTAAAAACGGCGCGAGAAGAGTATATATCACTCTCGCGTGCCTAGCTCTGGATACTTTGGGATATATACTGCGCTAAGATGCACTCTGAAATTCTTTCCGCCGAATATGCCACGCTCGGCAATGCATCTGCGCGCTCTCGTAATCCTCTTGCTCTTTCACGTCTGAAGGGATGGGTTCGTAATGGCACCCACGACGCCCGAGGTCCCAATTCAAACGGCATCCCTCACAGAGTTTGTCGCACTCGGCTTTTTCTTCCGGGGTCATTGGTTCTGCGTAATCACTTGCGAAGCGGTATAGCTCGATGACGCTGTGGTTGGCGATGATGTGTATACTAAGCCCGCAAAGTTACCCGAGGTTGTTCCGAGTGTACGGACAGCTACATCAACGACTGGTTCGTGCCGTTCCCACCATTGCGGATTCAAGCTAGAGCGCTCAAGATACCCTGGAAGCGCTTGCCCCGCTTGTGATGCCTCTGGTTTTGGTTGCCGCTTTTCTTTCTTTTGCTCAAGCGGCTGAGCTAGAAAGGGCGGATGCAGATTTCCACGTCGTCAAGTTTGTCGTCGTAATCGGCAGGGATCGACTTCGCGGCCAGCATCGCCACTTCCTTGTCGCTTCCCGCGAGGATGAACTTCGGCTCAGAGACAAGAATTGATTTCTTCGTCTCCAATGGATTCCCTGCCGCGTCTTTCTTTTCCTTGGGATGATAAAGCACCGCGTATTCAAACAGTTTTCCTCTGGCCATATTTTCTCCTTAGAGTTTGATAAATTCGCCCTCCACGTCCTAGAACGAAAAGAACGAAAACCGTGATGAAAAAGAGCCACTTCATTTCTGTCTCGCGCCAATCGCGATGAAATTGAATTTATTTCTCGCGAGTTCCACTTGCTTGAACTCCAGTCTCGGGAACTTCGCGTCAAGATGCTCGATCACGCGCTCCAGGGACGCTTCAATGTCCGCTGCGCTGTAGCCGCGCTGGGGCGGCGCGCGAAAGACGTGCGGCATTACCTTCTCGCCCACGATGATCTTCACTTCTAGGCGCTTCCAGAGTTTGCTTCCGTCTTTTGCTGGCTTCATTGCGTGGTAAGGCGCGTCAGGCGCGTGGCCTGAATCTTACGCCGCTCGTGTTTCGTTCGCTAGTTTCAGGAACTCCGCTTCCGCCGCTTCGAGCAGTAACTTCTGACTGAGCGCGGTATCCTCTGGCGGAATCTCGTGCGCGTTGTGTGGATGGATGCAAAAATAGCTCTGCACTTTCTTTGTCTCTGGATGGAGACGTTCCACGCGACATCCAGGCTTAACGCGATAGAGCCGACCGTTCACGTCCAGTTCAAAGACGCCTTCCTTCACGTATTGCTCGCGCTGTTTCTTCGAGAGCACGGAACTGAGAGTCTTCTTGGCTTTCTCGCGCGCTTCCGCGGTCTTCTTCTGACGCTCTTGATAGGCGACTTGCGCTGCAGCTTCACGCTCTTCGCGGACAATACGTTGTTCGTCTGTTTCCGCGTAGCCTTGACATGCAAGCATCTGGACGGTCTGGACCTGCGTTTGGCCGAAGCCATAATCGCCGTTCCATTGCACCCAAACATTCCCAGCGTTAGTGCCACCCGTGAGATAGTACTGATTCCATCCGCACCACACGGCATTCGCTGTGGTCCCAGCCGTAGTGCCTTGGATGTAGTTACTGTTCCAGTCTTGCCACACAGTGACAGCATTCGTCACGCAGTTCACGGTGTTTCTGGTCGTGTATCCTTGGTTCCAGGCGTCCCACATGACGCCTGTTGGGCTGAAGCCGACCACGGTCAGCCGCCGACCATCCGCGGAACCATAATGATGCGTTCCATGCTCGGATCGAACTTTGTGATTTGCTTCCCTTTGCGGCCATCGTCGCCCTCGGCTTGGAAAGCGAGATACTGCTTCTTGATAAGCGAATCGAACATCTCTTCGGCCGCATCTACCTCGACACGCTTTGTGCGATCCCAGATGAGTTTGGTGTCGCCGGATGGGTCAAGCATCTCCATCACGCCTTGCGTTGGTTCAAGAACCACGATTTCTTCCATTACGTTCCTCCCGATATTTGAGATGACTACTGGAAATCTTCAGCGGCCCCGTTTCTTCTTTTCCGGTTTCGCTAGTGGACCACCGCCAAGAGCTTTTCGTCTAAAGTCACATACGCCACATTGGCAAGAATCGGGGTGTCGCGCGGCGGCATAAGCGGCCTCGGCCGCAGGGCGAGCGGATGGCGCACTTCCACTTGGCTCATCAGATCGCGCAGATCCGCGAGCGCGCCGTCGAGCCAAAGGTAGGTCTCGAAGCCCAGCGGCGTCCTTCTGATCACGAACTTCATGGCCTGCCTCCTTCCTCGGCGCTGCGGTGTGTTTCGCACACGCTTCACGTATCCATTCCGCGAATTTCATTCTTCGCGCTTTCGCGGCTTTCAGGAACTCCGCGTAAAGCGAGTCATCCAACTTCAACAAGTATGTTTTCACGCGCCTCAACCTTCATCGAGAAGAGTATATATGGTAATCGGTTTGAGTCAAGAGTATATAAAGAAGCACCAGCCCTGCCACGACCTGCAACCAACGGCTCATGGGCGCTCCGCTTTCCAAATAGCTTCTTCCGCTTTGGCAATCACAGCAGGTCTATTGCCGCCCCAGTTGTGCTCAACCATCCATTCTGCTTTTAGAAGTGCCTTTAGGGCTTCTAATAGCTCTGGTGCCGCAGCGCATAAAAGCGCGTTTGCTCGATTTCTGAAAATCTGAATAGGGATTGGCGGATAACCATCTACGACAATACGGCGACCACCCTTATACTCATCCAATCGCCAAGGTCCAGGCGTGTACATGCTAATTTGCTCGCTCACTGCCTGCCTCCCTGCCCCGCTGGGGGTTGCTGCGCGGGGTTATGGCACTCACAATCGCACTCCTCATCACACTGTTCTCTCTCGCACCTCTCACAAGGTTTCACATACCGGGAACACGATGGGTCATGCCCTCCACGTAAATCATGTTCACATTCGCTGCATTCGAGACTCACTTCCCCCATCCTCTCTCCCGCTCCTCGGCGGGGCGCGTCACGGGCGGTCAACTCCGAACAGACAACTGTTGCCCTGTTCGCATGACACCGCCACATCGCATACAAGTGCCACACGTATTTAAGTCTGGTTGTAAGCAACAGCATAGATAAGCATTCGTTTGACTTGTGACCGAATTTGGCAAAATGGGCTGATTATCCCCAAATTGGAACCACTTACCAATCTTCGACCAAATGCCCTCGTAAAAGTATTGCATCTTTCTTCCTCCTTCTCCTGCGCGTCACCGCTCCAGCCACCAGGGCATGAACTTCAGCTTCCACCAGGCTAAAACTTCGTTGTTGCTCGCGCTCAACTCAGGTGGCTCGGGTGGCAGATTTGCCATCATGCTCAGTGCGGACTCTTTTGGTTCCTTGTAGTCTTCCCGCAAATCCTGCGCCAATTCCGCAGAAAGCATGGAAAGCGCAAGATCAAAACCATCTTTGTGGCCGTTGATGTAGACTCTACTATGCGTTCGTTCGTACTGACTGCTCATCGCTCCTCCCTTCCCTTGGGCGTCAAAACGTGCCGGTTAACGTGTATGGCTGCTGATACCCGGCTCTTTCAGCCCTCACTCGTCTGAGCTTGGGCAGATAACCCAATAAAACACATCATCGCTAGGAAGTTTGCCAGGAAAGTATTGTATTTGGCAGCCTTCTCCAGAGACAACGATATTCGGTTTATGTACCGGCTCAGATTGTTTCGTGTCAAGTGGCCTCACCTCCTCTTTGTTGCGCGTCAAAACTTTGCGCTGCGGGGCCGCTTAACGAAGTTAGGGTCCCAAAGTGCCCTAACCTCTCAACGGCCCCCGCGCATCCGGTTGCTGGCCCGCTACCGCGTCCGTAGCTGCCCCCTGTGCTGCATGCCTCTCGGCACCCTCGATAGTGTGTTGCTACGTCGAGGTCTGCTACCAGGTTGGAGCGCAATGCAATAGGCCAGCAACCAAACTTTTTCATCTCTTGTCGTCCTTCTCGAAGTTGCGATCCAAACGCTCCAAAGCCACTAAAAGCAGAAACACAATCAACTGTGAGGAAAGACTGTGTATTCCTTCACTCCACTGATCCAATAGCTTATTCATTTCTATTTCAATGTCACTGTTGCTCCAAGGCTTGAGCTTCATAGTTTCATCTCTTTCCACCCGGCTCCGGCTTCTCCGGCTTACCGTGGCTCACGGTGATGGGGTCCAGATCGGAACGAGCTTCGAGCTGGCCCTTCCAGTCGGGATGCTTTAGCTCCAGTCCCTTTATGTGAGTTCCCGCAAAGTAGGGCGTCTTCCAGACCGTATTCGGACACGGGCTAATCTGCATGCCCTTGAAGTAGATTCGATAGTTGCTCATCGTGTCTCCTCCTTCGCTCGCGCAGTTCTTCAAGCAAGGGCTTCAACCACTCCCATTGACGCGCTCGTTGCAAGTCCTACCGGCTCGGCGCGTCCCCCGGCTAACAACCATTGGGCACCCATCGCTCTCTCTTTACCATTCCACCGCTTTGCAGCGTTTCATAGTATTGCTCTGTGTGCATTCCGCCCATCACCTCCCTTCCCCTGCTGCTCACACTCGTCTTCCCGCCCGCACCCTTTACACTTCCACCGCTGGCTGGTGCCGAACTTCGATTGCAGCCATTGAATGCCGCCGCAGCCGGGGCACAAGCGCTTGATGAACCAGTTGGTGCGCCAGCGGGCGGTCATTTGCTGCCTCGCTCGCGCTCCAGAGCGGCGCAGATGGCGTCTTGGATAAATGAACGAATAGCTTCACGGCCTTTGACGCCGGTGCGCCGAACATGACAGACGGTTACATAAAATTGGTAGAACCAATCCGGCGGCGTGGTATCCGGTCCCCACTTTTGCAGACCAACTGCGAACTCCTTAAACGGTGCGCTCATTTGTCTCCCTTCGCGTGGGCGAGAGAGCGAATCATCGCGCCATATCTCGTGAACCTGCCGCACCGTCAGCGCCGGGGGCTGCGCGGCGAGAAGTTCCAGCACTTTCAACTTACAAGCATTGAATCCTGCTTTATAGCTGGCATTGCGCGTACTGTCGCCGTCCCATAATTTCTCGACCGCTTCCCTCAACTTGTCGCTCATCGCTCTCCTCCCTCTGCCCCGTGGGGCGCGTCAGGCTCTCAACTCCATGACATACTTTTTGATTTCCGGACGCGCAAGAAAATTCCTTAACTTACGTGCATTTTCTTCTGATACCCGCTTCTTTGGTTCATCGTCAAAATAAAGGAACTCAGCACGGAATATTTCCCAGGACATCTCACAGTCCATAAATTCCAAACAAGCCAGCAGAGCATCTTGCAATGATTTCATTTTTTTGTCGCTCATCGCGTTCTCCTCCATCCTCCAGGTCCCGCTCTGCCCGCTGGGGGCTACGCTCGTCTGCTCTTTTTCTTGATGCGCATGATTTTCGTCTTCGCCGATGGATGTACGTTGCGGCAATGTTCAATGGCATGCCTTTTGTAGTAGAACGTCGAGCAATGTCTCCACTTCGGCTTGTCCAACCACTCACGCCGGTAAAAAACTTTCCAGCGCAACCTCGGGCCTTTTGCTGGTTTTATTGGGTCGCCCATCGTCTACCTCACTGGCTCCACGTGAAAAGTATATACTCGCGCTTTTGGCCATTCAAGGGGAATATATACTCCTATTGCTGCGCTCTCGGATCTGCCGGCACGGGAAGGCGCGCGGCTTTCTGGGGAGTTACGTTGATCGCTTCGCGTGGTGGCCGCGGGATGTCCACCAAAATAACCTTGACGCCAACTTGCGCCGCGAGTTTCGGATCGACTGGAGGGAAAGCGTTCTGCAACTCAAACGCCATGCGCGTGCCGTAGCGCCGCGTGGTGAAGTCGGGAACTTTCACGCGCATCACATTACGCTTTCCGCGCTTTCCTTCACTCACAAATACTTTGGTCTCTTCCGCGATGAGTAGAGGTTTTAGATGGTTTTCGATCAGCCCGGGAACTGTGAGCCCCAAGCGATCCATGATGTCGGGGGTTTTCTCGCGGATGGATTTCAACGCTTGATTCGCGCTCTTTGTCGGCCACTTTCCCGAGAAGCCCGCGGCACGCGCCGCGTCTGCTTTGGTTTCCGCGCCGTTCGCGAACGCTTGAACCAAGCGGGATTGCTTCACCGTGAGTTCCGCGTGCCTGCCGCGCTTCTTACCCGATGTTTTCTTGGCCATGAGTCCCTACGCGAAGAAGTCTAGCACGCGTTCAGTTGAAAAACCGCGAAAGAGCGAACCGTCTCTCTGTCGTGGACCACAACTTTTCCACTCTGGTGCGCGTGGCGTCATAGAGTTCGCGGCACGGGACGCACAGGAAAGTCCCAAGTCGGCCGCATCCTATACAAGAGTCAACGAATCTCGCGCGCTTGGTGGAGATGATCCTTATCGGCATACACGCGTCCTTATTTTATACGCTTTGCCCAAGCGTTGCAGGCTTCGCGTATCCAGTGGGAAAGTGACTGCTGTTCACGTTTTGAACCTCGTTTGAAAATCCGTAGTTCATTGGCGTAAAGGCGAATATGAAGATGTGCATTTCTCGGAAGACCCTGATGAGGAACATTTCTGCTAATGATTGCTTTGCCGCGCCGCACGTTGCATTTTTGGCAGACTGGTACTACCTCAAGAGGTTTGGCGTAATCGCGGTGATCATAATGATTGGCTCTTTCAGGGCAATCCGCACAACGAATCTTTTGAGTTTTCAGGTTTGGTAGTTCTCCGGCCAACACAGCACGATGAGTGATTTGTTGGGCTCGTCTTGCAGCGCGAACATACGGCAACCGCTTATCAGATTGCTGTGGATACTTCATTGGTGCGCCACAGCAGTAAAGAGATGCGCTTCAAGTATCATCTCAACCGTGGAAGAAACGCTTCTATATTCACGTTTCGCTTTTGCGCGCACGGCTTTGTCTGTCTCCTCAGAGAGACGAATAAAGAGAACCTTGGTCTTTTTCTTTGGGGGTCTGCCTACGGTCGCCATATCCTCTATATATACCCGTTGCTTCTTTCGTGCAAGCGTTAAATAATTTCACTTGCACAAAGGGATATCGTGAGTATATACTCGCCCTGTAAGTCAAGGAGCCAACCCCAATGACCTCTCGAATCGACCACGCGTATTTGCGCTCCGCTGTCGCGGAAGGCGGCGGCGAGTGGGTGGGCATTCAGGAAGGAACACGCGAGCACCTAGTGCTCTTCAACGATCCCGTGGGACGCAGTACGCTTTCCTTGCGCGTGAGTGATGTCACTCCCGAAGCAGTAGGCGCGAGAATCCAGCAACAACGTGATTTGGAGATTCGCTATCTCAGCCAACTGAAGCGGCGCGTCACATCTGATGATTTGGTGGCTCAAGCGAAAGCACGCGAACAAGGTCACGCGTTCTGGGTACGCCAGTATACTTTCGAGCGGCGCGCGAAGAACATCTTCTTCGGCGTGATGGCACTCCTCCTCTTGCTTGCGGTGGCGATCCCCTGGATTCTGATTCTGTACGAAAAGGTTGGACACTGAATATGCCAACATGGGTGAATGACGAGCAAGGCATGATGCTTTCTTTTTTTCTCGCAGTACCAGTTGTTCCTCCGAGCGCGAATCGGACTGTCAGACATACGCGGCGAGGTCAGCATTACGTTCCCAGCAATGTCAAAGCATTTGACCAAGCTGTACGTTTATTTGCGCGAGGTCATACCTTCACTACGCTAAAAGTTCCGCTCAAAGTGACGGCGAAGGTCTATCTTGCTAAGGGACAACGCGGGGATGCAGACAATTTCCAAAAGCCTCTTCTTGATGCACTCGTGAAGTGCGGCGTCATCGATACTGACGCCAGAGTGAGACAATGCACCATTCGGAAGGAACGCGACCCACGAGAACCGCGGACTGAAATCACAGTGGAGATATATAAGGAGCAGATGCTTTGATTCGCGAATACTTCAAGCGCAGCACCTATGCTTTTCGCGTGCTCGTGATGGTCACTATCGTGGGCGCGCTTCTCGGGCTGCTCGCGGCTGAGGCCATGTTTTTCTATTTCAAATACTACTAAGGAGGAACATCGTGGCAAGTAAATCGGGTATCACGCCGCAAGGCGCGACAGAAATCATTCCCTCAACGGAAATGCCTCAGTTCAACGAGGCACTCGCGAAGATGGACGGTTTGGAATTGGAGTTAGAGCCTCTCTCGAAGGAAGCACGCGAACTCAAGATCACGGATAAGCCTTCACGCGAACGCGCCGGCGTTCTCAACGCGCAATTCAAGGACATCCAGAAAACGGGTGACGCGACCCTCGCGACGTATGATGCCATCGTGAAGCGCGTAAAGGACTTCATCCAGACGCGAAAACTCCGCGTGAAGAATCGCGCGGAAGAAGCCCGCGGCATCCTTATGGGCAAGATGGGCGACTGGGATCGCGCTGAAGAGGCAGCGGCGAGGGCGGAAGAGGAGCGCAAGAAACGCGAGCTGCAAGCAACATTGGACCGCCAAGCGGAAGAAAAGCGCCAAGCGGACGAACAGGCTGCGAGGGAACTCCGCGTGATACGCGTTGCCGAGATTCGCGCGGACCTGAAGGCAGCAAAGATCACCAAGCGCCAAGCGGAGAAGTTGCTCCGCGAAGCGGGCGCGATGGAAGAAGCGCTCAAAGCCAAGGCCGCGGCCGACCAGGAAGAAGCAAAGGTGCAATCCGCCAAGGTCGTGGAAACCGTCAAAGTAGAAACGAACGTCCCTATCGTGGCCGGAAATGTTCGTAGAAAAAATTGGCGCTTCCGCGTCACCAACGCGCAGCAAGTGAAGATGCGCTATCTCTGCCCGGATGAGACCAAGATCGGTGCCGAGGTTCGCAAACTCACGAAGGATTCAACCGACACGGACAAAGCCGCGATAGAGATGGAAGTCGGCGGCATCGAAATATATGAAGACAGGTCCTATTGATGGGCAGAAACACTTCACACACATGGAAATCGGAGTACAGCAGGAAATGGTACGCCAAGAACAGAGAGCGGTTTCTCGCTTACTGTAAGGCACGCCGTCGTGGACCACGAAGAGAACACTTCCTTCGATTGGAACGGATCGCCAGCCATAAAAGGCAGATTGAAGGGAGGAGAAAAGTTACTCCAAGAGATAGAGAAATGATGAAGAGATGTCGGCAGAAAAAAGGCGGGGCTTACATCTCATGGGATGCCATGGTTCAGCGATGTACAAATCGCAAAAATCCCAATTGGAAAAACTATGGCAGGCGTGGAATCAAAATCTGCCCGAGATGGAGAACATTCGCATTCTTTCTGGCAGATATGGGGCCACGCCCAGAGGGAAAAACTTTAGACCGTTTCCCTGACAACGATGGCAACTATGAACCTGGGAATTGCCGCTGGGCTACTCGCAAAGAGCAGTTAGCAAATAGGAGGAAATATCGAACTTCGACTACTAGATCGATGGAAAGACTACGCAGACGCGTGCGTTGATAATCTCGCGAAGATGGACCCGGGCCTCGCGAAGACGCCGGCAGAGCGCGAGGAGATCCGCAAAGCATTCTACGGTGGTGCGTGCTGCATCTTCAATATCATGAACGTGGATATGATGGATGAAACGAAGAGCGAGCGGGAACGCGAAGTCGTGCTGGATGACTTGGCGCGCGAGATTCAACTCTACATGCAGGAACTGCAAAGCGAACTTCGCCGCTTGCTGCAGTGAGGAGGACGCGTGATTGCATTCATCCTTTGGTTCGCTCTCTTGCTCGTGATCGTAAGGTTCACGCGAGGCTGGGTTCGCGGAATTCTGGTGACTCTCTATCTGGTCGGTTCAATTCTTGTGGCGCTCTAAATGACGCTTGCCGACAAACTCCGCAAGTTAGGCTTCGAGGTTCACGCCTTTGACCGCTATCAGCATCGCGTGAATCGCGAGTTTGATTTCTGGCTCACAGACCACAATCGTGCGCTTGCTTGGCATGACCTGGTGACTGGCGAAAGAGGCCGAAAGCCAGAGCATCAGATAGTGAAGTTCATTGAAGAACGCTTAAAGAATCGGCCCACAGAAGTGAGCAAAGAATCATTCATCGCAAATTTGGTTGAAATCGGATGGTCGAAAGAGGAGGCAACACAGCAATGGAACGAACGAAAGTAACCAGCAAGAAACTCGCGAGTGTCGGATACGATCCCGCGACGAAGACTCTTGAAGTCGAGATCATCCCGTGGGCAAAACAAGGGCAACCCACGCCCAAGAATGTGGTATATACTTACTCACCCTTCACTCCTGAGCGCTTCGCGGAATTCATGGCTGCGGAGTCTCTTGGTAGCTATTTCCTCAAAAACATCGTGAAGGACAAAACTTTGCCGTACAAGAAAGTGGGTGAAGTCGATGCCAAAAAAGAAGAAGCACCCGAAGCGCCACCGCCCCAAGCTGCATAACGCACCAGTTCAGAGCAACGCTATTGTTCGCATTGCTCCTGCGCCCGAGAAGCCATGGCAACTTGACCAGAAAGAAATCACTATCGTCAAGAACAGTATCGCCAAGGGTGCCTCTGACGTGGAATTGGAATTCTGTTTGACTGTGGCACGCCGTTATCGTTTGGACCCTTTTCGGCAACAAATATGGTTCGTGAAACGCTGGGACAGCAATGCGGATAACGGCGCTGGTGGGAGAGGCGCGAATGTCTGGACACCACAAGTCGGCATCAATGGATTGCTTTTTGCCGCTGCGCGCGATCACAAAACAGAATTTGGTGCCATCTCTAAGCCTGAGTATGGCCCTATAGTGAACGGACACCCCGAATGGGCCAGCGTCAAGGTGACGAAAAAGAACGGCTCAATCACTGAGGCAGAGGCATGGTGGGAAGAGTACGCCCCAGCAGACCTGACGAAAGCACCATTCTGGAGAAAGATGCCACGACGCATGATTGGAAAGTGTGCGACAGCCCTCGCCATCCGAGAAGCCTACCCTGACTTGGGTGGACTCTATATTCCCGAAGAGTGCGAGCGCATGAACCAGGAGTTCGCGCAAGACGTGACACCGGAAGGCAGACGGATCTTGATTGACGGCAAATCGCCATCAGGCACGTACACCTCACCAGAGCGAAGGTATCAAGACGCGAAAGCCGCGCAAGGTGTCGTAGCAGAAGCCAAAGCCAAGGGGATCTGGTGCGAGAGGCACCAATGTCCCTTCCCGCAGTGCCCCGCAGACGAGCACAGCGACGGGGAGATGGAGATGATGGAGGCTGCAGAACGCGCCGCCAAAGCGCGGCCGGCAGAGGCTCAGGTTATGCCCCAGGGCCAAGGGAACGGCCAGGACGCACGAAACGTGACCCCTAAGCCCTCCCAGTCCACCCCACCCGCTAGGCCCGCTCAGGCACGCCCCGTGTCTCAGGGCGCTACCCACCAGCCGCCTACTGCAGTTCCCGAGGCGGAATTGGGCGGTATTTGGCCCAAGCGCCCGAAAAAGGATTCTGGCAAGCAGGAGGACGCGCCAGAAGCACGAAAGGCCGGCAAGGGGTCGGTGCTGGGCGGCTCGACCCCTTCTGGCCCTACTTTGCTCTGTGGCACGCTCCACAATGCCGTGATCGGGCAGGCTAAGAATCAAGCGCCCTACGTGAACGCGAAGATCAATCAGGCGTGGTACTACTGCTGGACGCCAGCGCTTCATGACTTCTTGCTCGGCAAGCGCTATCCGCTAGTTGTGGAAGTGTGGCTCGACAAACGTTCGCAAATTGTTGGGCTCAAGAGAATCAATGATCTCCACTTCGATGAAGACGGCCGCACACCAATCGTGCAACGCAGTGAACAGCAACCTGGACAGCGCACGCTCTATTGAGACGAACATGAACAAGACGCGCTTTGCCGTAAAGATTCAACATCCCGAATGGCTTAGTAGTTCCAAGCCGCAAGATTCAATCCGCCTGTATCTAGAAGGAAAGATGCCCGCGACGATTGCTGGGTGGTGCATTGTCGTGGGACTCAAGCATCCTCTTTGCGCTGTCTATGGAAGTGATTTCAAAGCCGCTCGTGCCCTTCTCTATCAAGCATTGCAAGACAAATGGGAAAACAGAATAACCGAACCATCGACCAGGCTTTGGTATCACGTGCCGTTTGCCTATGCTTGGGTGTGGACATTCTTTGCCAGCAAATTGACAAAGTATCCCGTTTGGGGTCGCCGCGAATCTCCCGAAGCAATTCGTTGTGAGATGTGCGGATGGGCTGGGATGAGACGCTGGGCGATTCACGGTTATCAGGACGATGGTAGCGGTCAGGATGTAGAGCCAGCGGATGAATGTCCGCGATGTGGCGATGAAGTATGAAAGAGCAACTCAGCGATGCTGACAAAGCCACATTTAAGGCAGCGGCCGAGCGCAGAAAAGCCAATAACATCAAACTCGGCCAGTTCCGCGTGCTGTGTGACACCAACCAAGTGGTGAGCCTCACGGAGTTCTATGAGGGGTTCGTCGCGCGATTAGGAAAGCAGCACGCGGTTGATTACATGATCGTGCTGATGCGGAAAGGTTCTGAAGCGCTGGATCGCGCAGTGGAAGCGAGGAAACTTGATCGAAAACAAAAGAGATGAGCAGGCCACTCTCGCACGCCACTTTCACAGCAAAGATTCTTATGTGTCTCTTGCTGGCCACGAGTATCTCGCGGGAGTTTTGGATCACGCTTTCCGGCGCGCCGAGGTCTACCGCCAAGCGGGCGGGGAAGTGCAGCTCATCATCGAGCCTGGGAAGCAGCGAATTCAACACTGGGTGAACGTCAGGAGCGCGCTATGTCAGGGATGCCCACGGCCTCATCCAGTCAGTTGGGTATTTGGTCAGTGGCACCACAACGTGAAAAGCTACGGCGGTCGAAGATGCGATTGTCTGAAGTGTGCGCTTTGGGTTTGTTCCCCGTGGCACGAGCAACATCATAATCGGGTGATCAAATGGACGAAGAAACCCTCAAATATATAGTGACCTGTCTTGACGCTCAATTCCGCGGCGAAGAACTTTCTCCCGCCACGCACACGCGGCTGATTCAATTGGTGGACGCAGGCCTTGTGGGTATGGATGGCTTCAAGTATTGCTGGCCCGAAGTAGCGAAGGAGAACAGGAAAATCTTCCTTGAGCATCAACGCTAAAATCAAAGTTTGCGGTAATCACCCGAAACGCGTGTACTACGACGGGAAGAAATGCCCTTGCTGCGAGCTAATGAAAGAAATGCCGAATCGCACGAGAGCAAGAGTATTTAGGTTGGAAGGGAAACTTGAGAGACTGAAAAAACGGCAGAAAAACCTAGTTGACAGGTTACAATAATGCGTAAACAATCCAGCCTGGAGGTTACAGGCGTGAATCCAAGATTCGGTCGTCGTTCGTGGGTAAAACTCTGGGTTAATGAATGGCTGGATGGAACCACAAGATTTGAGATGTCTGATGCTCAAAGAGCGTTTTGGATTGATCTTCTTGCTATGGCTGGCCGCTCTAGGTTCCCCGGAAAAATATGCGCTGGACAGGTTGACGGAACATTTGTCGGCTATCCCATTAATAAGTTTCAGTCCCTCATGGCCGAGCCTATTGATATTCAGGAAACTCTCCAGTTGTTTGAACGCACTGGCAAAGTCCGATTGACCACAACATCTGAGAAGCCGATTAAACTCGTGATGATTGAACTTGTGAATTGGGATCGCTACCAGTCTGAATATCAACGCCAAAAGAAGTATCGAGGGAAGTTACAGCAAAGTGACTCGCAAAGTGACACTCAAAGTAACAAGACAGAGACAGAGGGAGAAGTAGAAGGAGAAGTAGAAGAGAGGCAGAGGTTACACCCCCGCCGCCTCCGCGATGCTTTTCAACTTATCGGCTGTGAACCCTTTGGAAGTCAAACATTTCAACTTCTTTGGGAATATGAAGCCGAGCATCACGATGGAAAGTCATCTTGGGCAGACGCTATGGAGCGAGTAATTCAGCAATGTCAAAAAGAGAAACCAAAAATCAAGGTCCCAGGAAGATTCTACGCGCACAAAAAAGAGGTAGAAAAAATCGAAGCTCAACAAACATACAAAAAGACCCCGTTGTGACCGATACGATCAAAGGAAGAAAAAATGGATGACCGGATGGTGCCACTCAGTAGCGTTTTGGATTTGATCGGAGACATCTGCTTGGATTGTCAATCGAAAATACGCCAGAGGCTAGGTAGCGCTCCACTCAAGGGCAATATCATGCGCGACAGAACGCGCGAGCTTCTTGAGCAGGCCAGCCGCGAAACTGGCATCACCATCACGCGCATGCTCGAAAAGAGCAACGTCGCTTCTGTGGTAGCAGCGCGGCGCCGCTTCGCGATACTGGCACGCGCACAGAATTTCTCCTATCCCGAGATTGGCGCGGCCCTCGGGAAGCACCACACCACGATCATGCACCTGGTAAAGAGTCAGAACGGAGCGCATTAGCCTCTTGACTCGCGAGGCCAAGAGTATATATTGAGAACGCTCTTCCACGCGCCTTCCGAGGCGCTACGCCGGAAGGGAATCAAAAACACGAAAGGAACGCCATGTCAGCCAAGAAAGCGAAGAAAGCAGCCCCGAAGTCCAAGCCCAAGGAGAAGCGCGGCCCTAGGCTCCCTAAGGCCCCGTCAATGCCCCCTGCAGCGCCCGAACCACCCGAAGCACAAGCGGGAGGCACAGAGGCCCCGGAGAACGCAGCGGAAGAGGAACATCCCGCGCCAAAGCCACCGCCCCCCAAAAGAAGCGGAAAGCGTGGCCTGACGCTCGCCAATGCGGTTCACAGCGCAGCGCTGGACGCGGACAAGGACTTCGACACGCCAACGCGCACGCAAGCCACAGTGCTTGGTGGTGCACAAGGTTCGCTCCTAATCGAACAGCCTCCCAAGCCGAAAGTGGTCGGGGACCGCTTCGAGGTTTTCTATCTCAAGCCCATTTTCGCGAAGACGCCAAAGGGCGACATCACCGTGTCTCTCGCGATCACCCTCCCGCTCGAGGACAGCCACGATGGCCTACTCCCGAAGATCATCCATGACGGGTATCGCGACATCACGAAGAAGGGCCGCAAGGGAATGACCTTCACGGAGCTGCCAGGTCAGCACGCGATGTTCTTCTTGACCTCGGACATTCGAGAAGAGTCGCTCGTTCTGCCGGCCGCGAAGATGATCAACGCGAGCCTCGCGCTAGTCCAGCGCAAGGGAGAAGGCGAAGCGCGCAAAGTGATCCGCCTCTCTTTCCGCCTCCAGGTGAAGCTCTCCAAGGAAGTCGCGCACTTCGCGGAGCAGAACCTTGGCAACAACTTCTGGCTCTCACTCAAGGAAACCGATGAGCCCTTGTTCGATGAAGAGGATGAGGACTAGTGGCCATTCCTGAAAAACGCGAGGACTTACTCTCCGCTGGATACGTGTTCAGCGGAGAGTCTCGCTGTCGTGGATGCGGGGAGTATATGGAATGGTGGATTACTCCTCGAGGGAAGCGCATGCCAATGAGCGTTCAGGACGTGAAGGATGAATCCAAGATTTTCCCGCAGCCAATTCTCCGCACGATTCGCGTCCCTCACTGGGAGGTCTGTCCTAACGCTGCGGATTTCAGGAAACCGAAAGAGAAAAAATGAACGACACAATAAGTCCAGCTTTCTTCAACTTTATTTCCCAAGTAGCACACTGCGCCACCACTTATGCCATCACCTTCACTATCTACGCCAAGTGGGGATTTCACGGCTGGCTTATTGGAGCCATCGGCGTACTGTTGTATGCGGCTGTGAAGGAATTCTGGTATGACGCGAAATACGAGAATGCCGCGACCCGCGGCAGTGACCTCGAGGACTTTTCCTTTCTCGTTGCTGGCCCGCTTCTCGCGCTGGTTATCGGGCACTATCTTTGCTCGTGGAAACTTTAATTGGAGAAGCCGCTCACCATCGATGACTTCGCGCCGCTCTCTCCCCTAGTGCGAGGCTATGAATTCCGCCCAGGTTGCGCGTATCTCATTCTCTGCGATGGCAAGGAATTCTCCGCAAGCGCAGCGTATGCCCTCATGCGCGATATCCGCCAGATGCACCCTGATGTCCAGATCGCGATTGTTGCCACACCAAAAGTGAAGAGTATCGAAGTGCGCGAGAAAGAGTTACCGCAACAGAGCGATGGGATGCCCGCCAGCGATCAAAAGCAAGAAGGCAAGCAATCCCGCAAAGAATGAAATCCGGCCTACTTCTTGGAGTTTCGGATTCGCGCTAAAGGCGTACATCAATAGGCCGACAAGAGCGACTAAGAGACTGAGAAATATAATCATGAATTCCTCCACGCTGAGACTATCGTGCGCTTACTCTTGCGTCTGTTCGTTTTGGTACAGCTTGCGATATTACCCGGTTGTCAGTGGTGGCTTCCCGAGGCGCACCAGTTCCGCGTTGATCGCGGCAAGATCATCGTTGCTCAGTTTGTCCACCGCCAAGAGTTCCGCTTGGTCGCCGGCCACGAGCAATTGATAATCCTCGCTGTCCACGGAAGTGAGCGCGGATTTGATCTTCGTGACCACCGCTTTTCCAATCGGCACCAGCACTTCGCCAACCTGAATCGCGAGGCCCACGTAACCGCCGATCTGACTGAGTTGATCGAGAACAGACTTCGGTGTGACTGTGTTCGGCATGTTCGTCTCTCTTTCTTAGAATGACAAAATCAGCGCGACGGCACCAGTGATTTCCGCGATCAACCCGTTGACCTTCTGCAAACTCGTCTGGTCCTTGATGCCGGTCACGCCCTGCGTGTTGAGCGTAAGGATTTGCGCGGAGATTTGCTGCATGTAATCTCTGATCTGCGCTTTAGTCGAATCATTGAAATTATTCGGCGATTGCTTCAGCACCGTACTTGCGGAAAGCTGAAGCTGATCAATCTTCCCGAGAACTTCCAGGGTTGTCGCGTAATTGTTGCCATCGGGGAAAAGTCCCGACTTGTTCAGTTCAATCACGGTCTGTCGTGCAGTCGAGGTGACATTCGCGATGGTGCTGAGATCCTGAACAGCAGAATCCCAGTTCTGCGCTTGAACTTGCGTGACCCCAGGTGGCAGATTCGTTACGGTCTTCACTCGAGCGGCGCATCCGCCGAACGCGAGCGCAAAACAGAGAAACAATACTGCGAATGGCCGATTCTTCATGTTGGTTTGCTCCTTACTCGATGACTGTCACGTTCGCGGCTTGGGGGCCGCGTTCGCCTTTTACAATCTCGAATTCCACTTTCTGGCCTTCCTTCAATTGCCGGTAGCCTTCGCCATTGATCGCACTGAAATGGACAAAAACATCGGGACCTTTTTCGCGCCCGATAAAACCGAACCCTTTCTGCGCGGAAAACCATTTTGTGATTCCAGTTTCTCTCATGCAGCTCTCCTTCGCAATCTCTTAAATTCCTTTGCTTTTTCTCGTCTGCATTTTAAGCAATCACGCCACCTTGGATGGTCCGGCCTATGATATGTATTTGCAGGAACAAATTCATGGCCGTTGGGACAATGTGTCTTTCTAAAATTTCTAGCGGAGCGGCCATTGCCTCTTAGAATGTTGATCCTCATAGTGACCGGCTCAAGATGGTTTGGATTACAACATCTGGGAACTCTACACAAATGATCCAATGTTAATCCTTCAGGTATAGGCTCTCGAAGTAGACTCCAGATGAACTTATGGGCTTCCCACTTTTTATAATGGACTGTGATTTGTCCATAGCCATGACCATTAGGAGCCGTGTTTAGAAGCCAACAATCACTTTTCAAACTGGAAATTGGACATTTCACTGGGACGATTTTACGGCGGACAAAATCTGGAAGTCGTTCAAGCATTCATTGATCCCGAACTGTCTGGCGGATTATAGTCCACAACCTCCCAAGAAGTATAGGGAGATAAATTATGGACAGCTCCCTCCAACGCTTGACGCACGCCAGGTGCATCAAGGTTTAGCGAAACGTGAATGATACTCGATCCATCCACTGAGTGTTCAAAAATCACCTCGTGGAAAGGAATCGTGGGACTCGTGCGAATCCAGTCAAAAACCGCACGCACTGAGAGCATTGTCCCAAAAGTCGTGTTGAAGGTGAAGTCGGCCGCTATCTTCCGCGGCGTCCAGATGTGCTCGCTGTCTTTCACGCCATGCGTGGCGGTGTTGGTTGCCACTGAACGATATCCACTCGTGATCTCTAGAGGCCGATGGATGAACGCGCGAACTGGCTCCAAGATTTCCGCGCAGAATTGACGAAGCAGAGGCAAGCAATCATCGGGGATCGTGGTGCCATGCTCGAATTCAGAAACATCGAAGTGAGCGCTTACGTTTCCCATTTTCTTTCACTTCCTACTGGATTCGTCAGGCAACATCGGGCAACGCAATGAGACTGCCACAGATTCTAGATGCTCCAGCCGCTTTTCTGCGATGTCCACAAGGGTTGTGAGCTTGACGTTGGTTTTTTCTATCTCGCGAAGCAACGTATCGCGGTCATCGGCTTCGCCTTCGTGGATCTCCTTCCATCGCTTGAGTTCCTTGATATCTGCGGTGGCGGTACGTGCATCCACCAAGCGCGCGATGATCCACGCGCACGCGACGATTCCCCAAGTGAGAACATTGCCTATATCGAAGTGCCAGAAAGGTTGTCCTTGTATCACGGATGATTGGCTCCTGAAGGTGGGGGCGTTGTGACTGGCGCCGTTGAAGCGGGCGGAACTAATGTCGGTTGATTTTTGCCGTTCGCAGGGATGCTCTCGGGCGTACTTGGAGCAGCGCCGTTGCCATTGCTCGTAGCCTTCGCGCCGATCGCGCCCAGGAACGCACCATTCACAGCGGAAAGAATTCCCACGATGGTGGTCTGGAGTTGCGCGTCGAACATTTTCCAGAAGTGAATCAGCAGGAGCAGCACTAAACCGTCTGAGACCCAAAGAAGCAGAAGCTGACCGCCCTTGGATTCAAAACTATCAAGAAACGCTTGCCACGCTGTGATGCTCGGGAACTTATGAAATCCGATGATGTAAAACGCGAAGAACACAGCGAGGATGATCAGATAATTTGCTTCAAACCATTGTAGGAAATTCATTTCGTACCTTTCTTGGAACGACGAACACAATCACAATCTGGACCTTGGCAGTTCTTGTGCGGTTTCACGCGCACTTCAGCCACCACGTAGGGAATCTGGATGATATTGGTAACTACGAGGCCGCTTTTCGTTATCGTAGGCACCGCAAAACTCCAGATTCCCACTTTCATCGCGTCATAGTCCCCACCACCAGCACCAAAAAGCGTACCACTTGCATTTCTTAATTGGAGGTGATGGACACGACTGGGGCGGCTGGCACACCGGGAAAGGTAGCGGAAACTTCGTTAGAGGGCACGCTTGGCGACGTGATCCCCGACGCAGTTTCCACCGCCTCAACATAGTAAAAATAGCTCTGAATCGAACTCGTCAGCGTGATCGCGTCCGTATATGTCAACGCCGTGAGAGGCGTCGAATTGAGCGGAGTTGAGGATTCTGCTCCCGCTGCTGTGCCCTTGAAGACATTGTAAGCGAACGTGCAGTTCGGTGCTACGCAAGCCGCTGCGCTCGTAGACGCGACCCATGTGAGCACAACCGCATGACCCGTAGGCGGGGGAAGCATCGCGCTCGGAAGCGGGGGAAGCGGAAGAGGTTCCATTGCTGGAGCCGCTGCCACGATCCCGCCGAACAGCAATAACGCGAGAACCATCACAACAATCTTGCTTTTCATTGAGAGTCTCCTTTTCTTAAAATCTGAATCTAAAATCGTAACCGAGGCCGCTACTGCCCGAGATATTCGTCGTCGCTGAAAAGTTTACACCAGTGATGTCCGACCCGCTAATCGTTTCGCTTCTGCTGGTGGGCGAGAAGGTGTAGCCGGTCTTGGATGGAGTAATTACGTAGCTGCCGAATGGAAGCAACGCTTCGCCTGTGTTGTAGTTGCCCGAGCCATCCGCAGTCACAGAGCCAGTCGAGTCACCCGTCCACGAAACTGTGGCTCCTGCGCCGCCTGCGCCCAATGCACCTTGTATCCCATTATCAGGGGCAGCTTGAAAGCCACCGGCGCTCCACGCGCTAATCTGGGCATCCGCTACATCGGTATTTGATTGGATTGTTATACCCGGAGCGCCGCTCGCGATATTCGTATCCGTTGCCTGGGTAAACAAGAAACCTGGAGCCGCAGTCCCAGAAGGCGTCCAGTAAACATAGAGATTCGAGCCTACAACGGCTAAAGTAAAACTATCTCCGACATTTGCAGTTATAGTCCCCGAAGTCAAAGCATTGTAAGTGCCATTCACATACCTTTGCAGCGCCCACTGTCCGCTGTTCCCTAAGCTGCCACCATTGGCATACCAGTAAAACAAATAGTAGGTTGGGGTGTTGGTCCCACTGGCGGTTGCTCTTACAACAAGCCCAACTATAGAAACTCCCGTGCACGTCTTAACTACTGCTGTTGCCCACTGGTCATTGGGAAAGCTGCCGACATTGTAAAGGGCGGAACAGTTGGTGTTTGCAGCACCGGGTTGAACGTTGCCCGTGGAAAAAGCGAGAGAACTTCCCGCCCAATTGCCCGTTGTACCCAACATTGTCCAATTTGTGTCGCCGCTTGCAAAGGAGTCTGAGGCAATCGTCGTCAGGTTCAAATTAGAACCGGGAATGGGGACATTCAACACGCCTTCATAGCCCGTCACCAACTGCGCTAGTGTTACGCCCGATGCAATATCACAAGCAATGCCACGTGATGCGCCGAGAACTGTTACCGTGTAATAAAGATATGTGCTTCCATTTACCTCTAAAATAGTCGGGTCAACGGGACAAGTATTTACGCCGCCAGAAATGAGTTCAGTCTCAAGAACGCTGTAACAAGTTGAAGTCGGCGTTTGTGTCCAAGGGCCGTTCGGGTTTGTGGCTTCAAAGCGGAACAGGGGGGAGTTCCAAAGAGTAGCTTGACGGGCTGCAGTATGGGGGTCATTAGGAAGTGGCGCACTTGACCAACCATAGTACTTGCTGCCGACTTTAGCAAAACAGAAATTGGATGTGGAAACTTGAATGATGGGATTGTGCGCGTTGTCCTTCGTCCAGTTGACACCGTCCGAAGATGTGGCCAAACCCATATAAAACCAAGTCCACGGATCGCCGGAAGGATAGTTCGGACCAATCCCCGAGTAATAACCATACCAAGTGGTGGTGCTTCCAACCGTGATAACATCAACGACGTTCAGTTGAGTGACAAGACCACCCTCCCAAGTTTGGTTTGCGACGATGGCATTCGCTTTCGCAAGAGTCCAAGTAATGCCTGCACCGGCACCGGTGGCAGGAGATGTGTAAACATCAATAGCAGGACTCCCTACATATAAATAGTAGGTGCTGCCATTCTTGTAGACGTGGGGATAGGAGACATTGGTTCCCGACGCGAGCACGGGATTGCCGGAACCCGCCGTATACTGTGTCCAAGTCACACCATCGTTGGATTCAGCGTAGTAAATGCCGAAAGGACCATACCACATCTTGAAGATCTTACCGTCACCGTTGGCAGACAGAATCTGGGGGTTGGTATCATAGAGGACTGTAGGATTTCCTGCAGCACCGCCGACACCACTGATAACGATACCTTGCGGAGTCCATGTGTTGAATGACATCAAAACACCTCAAGCATCAGCGCACTGTACGTGAGAGCGGAGATAACGGGATTCGGCATCAGCGCGAGCCGCTACGACAACAAAATTTTCCCGATGATCGTGGGCACTGTTCCGCCACCAGTAGCGGTGACATTCAATTGATCCTCGCCCAATGTTCATACACCCTACAAATCCAATCTCGAAAATCAGATTGGGTTGTCTTCAACTTGGCCTTATTACATGTTTCACAACACGGAACACAATTGCCCAGAACATATCCTTTAGTGCTATCGATACGATCAATTCCGTACCCTGTTTCTGGGAGTGTTCCACCGCAATACTCACAGGGCTTGCTTCGTAATTTTTTAAATTCTTCAAGCGACAAACCGAGTTCTATTCCGCGCTTCTTCGCCCAATAGACCAAACATGAATACCGGACGCCATCTTTGCGCGAATTCTTATATTGCGCCAGACGCGCTCTCTCTGGATGACGAAGGCGCCATCTCTTCGCTCTGATGCAATCATCTTTTCTGCGTTCTGCAAGTGTCATCTTGGAACCCTTACGCTAGGAGTATTTTCGCAATGATGGTTGGGACGGTCCCTCCCGTCGTTGCCGTAATGTTTACCCTTAGAAAATTGACAAGGTTCGGCACTTGTGCGACCGTCTCCACCCAGCCGGAAGCGGTGGTCTTGGAAGTGCCGATGATGGTGTACTCGCCATCCACATCATTCACAGCGCCTTCGAGTTGAATCGCGATGGTGGACGGCGCGGAAACGCAATCATAGGCCCACGTGATTCCGTAGCCTCTCCCGATGGTGTTCTGGATCGCGAAGGCGCGGCTCGCGATGGCTGAGAGCGCTTCTGGAACTTCGGGCACTGCAACATAGGCCATTCCCGTATCCGCTGTTGTGAGTTGAGCGCCCGCTGTCGCAGCATACGTGACTGTGCCTTTTCCCGTGAGCGCGGTGATCGTCACGGAGGCGAGTGCAACATTCGCTACGTTCGCGGCACCGCTGTCCGTGGTCGTGTTCACGACAGTGATGAGATCCCCAACTGCGGGGATATAGCCGTCCATGATCGTGACGCCAAGTGTAATCACATTGGCCGCGGCCGCCACCGAAGTGACGCTCATCTTCACGGTGGGACACGAAGTGTTCTTGCTCCCGAAAGCGTAGGCTGGCTGCCCGGGGATGAGCATCTGGACTGGCGTGTTCGTGGTGGCCGGGCGAGTAATATAAGCGGGCATTTGAATTCCTCCTCAGTCGTGAATCGCGATAGTGTGCAGTGTGATGACATCACCGGGAGTGGTCGCACCATTCACATAGATTTGAGCGGTCATTCCACTTGCGGTGACAAGATGATTTTCGCCTGGACTCACAGCGTTGATTACGTCCAGCGCTGCGCTATTCGTGATGGCTTGAGATATCGTGTAATTTGTGTCTGCAAAAGGGATCGGAAAAACGATGGGGATGTTCGCGTAGCCGTTATTTATGTCCGTCTGCGTGATGGTATAGGTAGTGCGAACAGTCTGAATCAGTCCAGAGGGACCATAGATGGAATCATTCGGAGTGATCCCGCGGTTTGTCGAGGCTCCCCAGATAATCGGTTGAAGCGTTGCGCCAGCCATGAATCCTCCAAAAGCGAGAGATCACGTGCGCTGCCCGACTTCAACGCCTTGCGATTAGGAAGATAGCACAATTTCCGCTTCACGGGGAAGATTTACAGAGTTCACCTTCCGCGGAAGACTGCCGATGGAAAGTTCCGAAGTAAATTCACTGCTCCAGCCATCTGGAAGTGTCACGCGATATTTGAACTGGCGCGGCAGAAGTTCGTGGCCGATCTCGCGTTCCACATTACTGCGCTCCATGACACTTGCGCGCCAGTAGGGATCATGGGCAAAGCATTCCACTTTGGCCACGCGACTCGCGAAGGTCGGACAGTCATCGAAGAAAGCCTCGTACTGAATGAATCCCCCGCGGTTGTAACCGCCCCAGCCCTGATGTTGGACCTTCGCTGTCGCGCACCAAGCGACTTGGAGTTTCTCTTTCATGATGATGCGCTGCAGGAGCCCGTCAAGCTCGTAATGAACCACATCGGGATAAAGTTTGTTGATCGGATTCTCGGGGAAGTTCTCCGCAACGTACTTCCACATATCCGCGTAGTAGAGCGGCCCGAGGTAGGGCACCACCAGCGCAAGTTTCTCGCGGCGAATCGAGAATTGCGGTATATATATCCAGGGCACGAAGTATATATCTTCAGTGAACGGCATGTGGTGATTGAACACCCATCCGCACGTGCAGAAAATATCGTCCCACTCTTCGTGCGTTGCGCGAGTCCACGCAAGAAGATCCGGCTTGGCAAAGGCATCATCTTCCACGTAATGCACGAGTTCAAATCCCGCGTTGTATGCGAAACGCAGAGCTTCTCCAGCGTTGAAGGAGTTCCCGAGGAACTCGTGCTTCGGTTGAAGGATGAGTGTCGCCCCAAATTTTTGGCAGATTTCTTCCAGTTCAGGACTTGTCTCGCCGCGGTCGGAGAACACCACGATAGGCACGTCGCTGTCCTGACCGCGCAGCCGACGAAGACAACCGTGGAGAAGTTCTGGCCGGCGATATGTGGGCACCACACAACATTCTTTCATTTTGCCTCCAAGTACAGCGCCTCGTAACGCTTAAGATCCTGAGACCAATATCCAGTCATGAGGAATAGTCTATCCATCCGCTGGATCACTTGATCGTGCAATTCCTGAGGAGTCCAAGGGTGAAGTTCCACGTACATGAATTTCACTTGCTTGAGTTTCTCTTCCGACACGGACATCAGTATCTCGGCCTCGCCGCCCTCAATGTCCATCTTGATGCAGTCCCAAATCTTGTCTCCGAGGGCTTCGTCAAAGGACAGGCACGGAACTTCAATAAATTCGATGGTTCCCGGCAGATCGTGAACCCCTGGGCAGGAAGCCCTTCCGTTATGCCAGATGATTTCGCTGCCCTCATCAGGAACGGTATGGCTCTCGAAGCGGACGGTGCCACTTCGCGTGTAGATAGCAACACAGCGCGCTTCCACTTTAGGAAATTGACGGACCACCGTTTCCAAAACGCGATAGGTAGAGGGATCGCATTCATAAGCTGTCACCAAAGCGCCGTTCGCCGCGCAGAAGGCGGTGTAGATGCCCACGTTGGCTCCGACATCCATCACGCGCTTACCAGGCGCGGGCTTGAAGAGCTTATTGGCTGGTGCCCAAGTCCTAGAATCTCCTAGCACGATTTCCCGCACCATGTGATAGTTGTTCGTCACGTCCATGGCCTTGGTGAACTCGGGATGCTCCGTTGCGATCCGTGCCCAGACTGAATCTCTATCCCTTGATTGTTCTTCTCGCAAGCATCCTCCCGGCCGCGCCGGCAAGCGCTATGTGTTTGTCGCGGCATTTCAGCAAACGGGCCACCCATTGGGGATTGTCTTCGGTTTTGCTTTTCTCTTCGCACTTGCCCGCCCATCCTCTCGCCCACTCGATCTCCAGTGCCAATCGTTCTTGTTCGTTGTTGGCTGAGGATGCAGCGTTGCGGCGGTCAAATAAGGGGAACATGTCATCCAGTCCATATATCGGCTGCGTACCGTCCAGCTTGAGCGGGCCATAGTTGGCTACCGAAGGGCGCTCTCCCATCTCGATTTCATAGGTCAATGCCCACGCCAAGGCTACGTTGCTGAATCCCGTGTACTCCTCAAATGCGCCTCCGGTCGCTTCGTGAGCTTGATGAACGGCTTTCGCGTCTATTTGCACCACGGGAATGCCGCGGCGATTGAGCAGCCAAACAAAGAAACTGTCTTCGCAGCCGTACCCGAAAAACTGTTCCTCGAAACCGCCCATGGCCTCGAATGTGCCACGCCTCAATGCCTGGGGCCTAGCACCTACGATCCCAGTGACGTAATGACCCTCGGGCATCTTGGCCTGGGCCACCGCTAGACAGTCCTGAGATCGAACGGTTTCCGCGAGTGGCGCAATAACGCTTCCTTCATGATAAGTTTCTCCATCGTGCATCACGAGAATGTCACCCGTTGACGCTTTCACGCCAAGGTTGCGCACCACAGCGATGCTCTGAAATGCCGGATAGTATTCGGCTCTAACGTGACGGACGTACTTTGCTCCATATTCACGCGCGATCTCTTCGGTGAGCCCATCGTCATCGTCTTCCGCGACAACGATTTCCAAACCGGGATAGTTCTGCTCGTGAATTGATCGCAACGTGGGACCGAGTTGCTTGGCGCGATTGAAGCAGAGAAGAATTATGGAAACGCTAGAAAACGAGTCGATCATCAAATTTGCATTCCCCCGCCCGTCCGTTGCTATGCCCGCTTCGCCTCATATTCTGTCCCGTGCCCTCGGGGTCGTAGACCGTGAGCTTCCAATCTTCCCAGGCGCCATAGCAACAGGATGAATATATCGCGTCCTCGATGAAGGTGCGGCACTGTGGCGAAAAGTGCGCTTTCAATTTCGCGCGGTAGAAATCGGCTGAGGCGAGATGAGGCCGCTGGTGCCACTGATTGGTTTTTATCAGATACGGAGTCAAGTTGCCCAGCATCATGTGCTGGTGATCGGGATGAATCGTTTCGTCATAGTGCAAACGGATATGGTTCGTCGCGTGGGAAGCGAGCATGCTTTTGAGCATATCCCAGTGGATGAAAGCGTTCACGAGCGGCGTATCATGCTCGACAAAGAGTATATACGGAGCGGTCACGAGTTCCAGCGTCTTCATAGTCATGGCCGCTTGGTGCGTGAACTCCTCGAAAGGCACCAGCGAGATATTCTTCCATTTGAACACGGAGAGTCCCACGAGGCGCTTGATGTATTCGAGATAAGCCGCTTCGCGATCTTTCTGCTCTTCGCGGAGGCCGTCCAGCATGATGTACACGCGCGACTCGGGAAGATGATAGCGAATCGAGGCCAACGTCTCTTCGATAATCGCCGTGCTCGGATGGCTGGGAATGACCGAGGAAGAGATGAGCACCGCTATGTCTTTGTCAGGCATTGAATATCCTTTTCCAGCCAGGTGTTCCAATCCGCGAGATATCCTTCCCACCAGGTCAGACACTTATCCCGTAGAACTTCGTAATTGGGGAGCCACTCTGTTTTGAATTGGTGCGGAAATGCGGACCAGTCAGTGACAACAGGGAGAGGATGATCGCCGAGCACCAAAGACCAAAAACCGCCAGTGACTTCGTGCAATCCTTCATACCCGCCGCGTGAATCCAGAATTGGAATCGCTCCGCATTGCAAGGCTTCCCACGGCCGGGCCGAGTCTGGCGAACTGGGGCCGCATGGACACGGTACGAATTTCGCGCGGCTCATCATGCGAAAATACTCTTCGCGGCCTACTCCCAGCGTGTATCCCTTCGAGAGAACCATGACGACATCCCAATCGAATTGATCGCGCAGTGCGTTCACGCATTCTTTGCGCCTCAAATGTGTATCTTGCCCCCCGAAAAAGAGAGATAGGTCTTTGGGGACATCAGCCCGTTTGCATCCAAACGTCCAGCCATCGAGGATGTAGCGGTCTGCTTCGTACACTCTGGGCACGGGCTCTTGGAGCCAAAGCCTTTTGTTTTCGTGGCGGATAAATTCTGGATTGACCATGTGCGTTTCATCGCCAAGCAACACGACGATCACCCACTTTAGTTTTGCCAGCGAAGCGTTGAGACGAAGTATCTTGTTAAAGCACGATTCTCCATGCACGACCACGACGGCCCCCTCCAAACCATCGGGAATGTCGAGATAGTCATGCTGGCAATCGTAGGTACTCAGCATTTCGCGCAGCATCACCGTGCAGTTTTTGTGCTCCTGTCCCGCCAAAAGGCCGTACCAGATAACCGGGATCATATCTGACCTCCCGGCTTGACCCAACACTTCCGGGTGGAATCAAATTCGATGGCGCCATAAGGCTCAAAAAGAAAATGTTCCTCCTGGTCACTGTTCAAAAGAGTGCGCTTGTAAAAATAATAGTCCATGAACGCATAGAGGTCTTCCGCCTTCTGACCGAAACGTTCTTGCATGAATTGCGGATGCACGGAAATCCAAAAAAGCGGCCGGATTCTAGTCAGTGTGTGTTTCGCCCCGAGTAGCGCCTGCAATTCCGAGCCTTCCACGTCCATGGTGATTCCGAGTTTTGTGGATGCCAATTGATTCACTATGGTATCAATGGTCAAGCGAGGAAGCGCAGCGCAACTTTCGTCTTCGTTCACGTAGTGCAGCCAGCGGAAATCTAACTTGTCATCTGTCCGCATGGGATTGCCGCACTGTGGAGGCCATTCGCCAATGTAGAAGCGGGAATTTGGTTTGTCTTCCGACGCGACGAAGCCGGGAAACGCAGCTAGGGGCATCTGCGAACCATATTTCTTTTCCCAGTTGAGTTTGATGGTGGGCCAGTTGTATTCAGCGGGCTCCACGATCACGAGATTCTCAGGCCCCACTTTGTCAGCGACGATGAGGCTGGTCGTGCCATCATAGGCCCCGATGTCAATGAACGTATCCCCTTCGCGCATGTGCTCCAACACGCTGCCAAAGTGTTCCGGCTCGTAAGCGAGAGTCATGGCGTCACCACTTTCATGCACAGATCACAGTTGGGATTGATGATTCCTCTTTGAAGGTGCCATCGAGTATGAGCACCGAATGGGCCACCGATTTTCCCACCGATTTTCCCATATTGTCTTTGTTGTTCAGGAGTTCTTAATCTCATTGCCGCACGACCACCCATAACCTGTATTTCGTGAGTTAAGATTTTCCCGCTTTGATATCTTTTGCGCGCGGCCAAACACATGCTTCTGTGTCCTTCAACAGACATTGGTCTTCGATTCTGCAACTGTTCTCTCCTGGTGGCCCATTTACAATTTCCCGGTTCATAACCAAGATCATTATTTTTTCTCTCTATGGTCAATTTCGGATTGAGCTTTAATCCCATGTCTCTCAAAAAATCGGGAAATGACTTCCTCCATCGCGGACAAACGCATATTCCCCGAGCACCGTAGTTCTTGTAGTTGGTGGATTTTGGATTATGACAACGCTGAATCATGGCATTCCACGTCCGGTATTCTGGACTAGCCATCCCAAAATGGGTCACTCTATTGTGTCCATGCTTTATATGAAGAGTTCCTCTTCTGCAGCCACAACTGGTACGATCACCCATTTTCAAAACCCAACCAAGAACAGCCATTTCTTTTCCGCAGCGACATCTACACCACCACAGTCTTCCACGTTTGCTCGCTTTATAATCTCTGAGGACTGTGAGCCAGCCGAATTCAGTCCGTACCGGCACTTTCAGTGCTTTCGTCATGAATAGTTCCCAGTACTGATCTCAATCTTTCTGTCCACGTATCGAATCGCCTTGCATATTCAGCGCACTCTATTACCTTGGCACGTCTTTCATTTTCATGCGAGAGCCAGTATTCTATTTTCTCGTGAAGGTCAAGCAAATCTTCTGGCCTGAAGGTGGCAAGTGGAATATTCAGTCCCTCAATCTCTGGCGAGAGAAGAAATCCATAACGCATCGGAGTCTCTACCATTCTGTCAGAAAAATAGAACGGAATTTTTCCTCCACCGAAACAGTCTCCAATGCACACGCGACATGAAGCGTAGAAATCATTCAAATCATGACCGCGGATTCCCTCAACTAATTTGAACCTATCGCCGTAGGTCTGTTCGAGAAATTCTATGAGTACGGTTCTGAACTGGTGCTCTTGGTGATACCCTCTCGCGCCAACGAAGGCCACATCGCAACGGAAATTCTCTCTTGGACAACCTCGATGCGAATAAACTTCGCTCGCAGCGGCAGGCATCCAAATGTGGTTGATTCCAAACTTCTTGAAGTCCTCTTGGCGCGATCCATCTGCGGTGAATAGATATTGGAGTTTCCAGAAGGGAATCTTTCCGATGAGTTTTTCGCGCTCGGGAATGCCCCAAAATTTGTCCAAATGTACGCCAAAGCTCGGGATCTTGCGCGCTCGAAGCGAATCAAGGAACGCGAACATCTCGCTATCGGGCACCTTGAGCCAGGTTGGCGTGCGGACCCAGAGGAAGAAGTCGTTGAACTCGCTTGCGTCCTCTAGTGCGCGAAGATTCGTTTCGTTCTCTTGGAGCGCTTCCACTTCGTAGCCGAGGCGCTCTTCAAGTGCCCAGCGAATCATGTTTTCGGTGCTCTCGACGTTCTGGAAGTTCCCGAGGAAGAGGATATTCTTTCCGCTTCTCACTCGCGTGGGTCGCGCTTTCTTCCCGCGCTTCTCTAGGTCCGCGAGTTGCTCGGCAAAGCGCATCTTAAAATCATCGTTCGCGGAAAGGAACTTGGAGCGCGTGTCTTCTTGGCACTCGGCCAACAATCCAGGGCACGTCACAGCGAACTTGTAGGATTCCTTCACCAGTTCGTGGATATCGAGCGCTGAGACTTCGTACAAGTCCGCGAGATTGTACTTTCCGCTTTTCTTCGCGGGAATCAGGAGCGCATCCGGCAGTTCGTTCATGGGAGGAGCCGAAGTTGTCAGAACGAACGCGCCAACACCTTGGCTCTCGTGAAGTGAGTGTCCAAACCCTTCGGTCGCGCTCGGATAGATATGGAAGCGGTGAGAGTTCTGGAGTCGCTTGATCTCTTCGTCGCTTACGCGCTCCAAATACGTCACTCTTGGGATTTCCGGCCGCTCTTTGAGCACGCGACTCACGATGGTCAATTCCGCGCCGATGGGCTCGCCGTTGTGTTTCCAAAGCCACGCATCGCGCACCGCCGTCGTTCCGCGTATCGCGCTGTTGCCCCCAATGTGAAGGAAGCGATTCTCGCGTGGGATGCTCGGGTCGTAATTGTCGCGCGCCATGAAGCCGGTGTAGACCACGCGATCTCCGAATAGCGGCGCGAGGAGACGATAGCCTTCCTGTGTTTTCGCGAAGATACGATCAAAGTGGCGATCCGCTAACTTGATGACCTCAGGCTTCATCCACTCGCAGTTCGCGAAAAGCCAATTGATCGGCGCGAGCTTCATCATGTTGGGAGGGACGGTTTCGAGGAAGAGCGCGAGATCGAAGGAAGGCAGCGGATCGGGCAGCGGCGCATCATACTGGAGTCCTGTCACGCTATGGCCGAGGGATTCGAGATAGTCGCGTAGCAACTCGAAATCGCGCTGCAAACCAATTCCGTTCAGGTTCGTGATAAGAGCTACGCGCATTTGGATGCTTTCTTTCTCAGGTTTTCAAATTGCTTGATTTCTGGATACCACACGACCTGACCACCATTACGTTCCGCACTGCGATACAACCTTATCCTGAAATCTGGCTCCAGTTCCCACCAGCGGGCACGCCACACATTGAATCGTGTAGCATGATTCTTAACTCGCGTGCTTGACAAAATCATCCAAGTTCTTTCTCGGCGATCCCCGTAATTAGATTGGAGCAGGTCTCCACGCTTTGGTGCTTTGCCTTCTGGCACATTCATCACGAAGGCCATTACAAGAAGTCTTCCTCCACTTCCCACCGAAGTACTTCAACTGTTTTGATATTCACTTGAGCACGCTTGGCAAGTTTCTTCTTCGCAAATTCTATCGCTTCGGCTGGCCGTGTGATAGTCGCAGGGATTTCAAACTCTTCAGGCTTGCCACTTGGGAAAAAGGCTAGGACTTTCATCTTCCCTCCACTTAGCGGAAATACGCTTTGAGCAAAATCTTCGCGAGAAGTGCGTTGACTTCATCAGGACTTTGATCCGCAAAAACGAAGAACTCGAAGCGCTCGTGCTCCACGCTGTACCCGAGAATCCCCAGAGGCACGCAGTTGGTGAGTTTCATGGCTTCGAGTAGTTCCTCGTAACTTAGCCCTTGGGGACTGTCAGCCATAGAGTATATACTATTCGCCTTTGCTTCGTCACCCGAAAGTTCTAGGGGAGTGTAGTACAGGAGTTTAGCCTTGCGTTCTATTTCCACGCGATATCCACAGCCTCATACTCTCTCGTAAGGAGAACCACTATGAAACGGTTCCTTTTCTCCGCAGTGATACTTCTCTTTGGCTTCTCTACGCTGCTTTATGCAGCTCCGAAAGTGAAAATTCGATTCGATTCGGACGATGATGATTCTCGGCAAGTTCAAAATTTGCTCATAAGCCATTTCAATCTCAGTGACCGTTACACCGTCGTGACTGACAACAGCGCCGATATCCTGATCAATGTAACGTGTCTCCATGCAAATCAGGATGGATCTCGGTTCTGTGCGACTTCACTCTATCTGTGGCCATGCGCCAAAGCATTTCTTGCCTTCGGAACTCCTGATCTGCAATTTGGACGGCCTGATTATATTGCGCAGAGTACATTTGTTTCCCTCGTGAATTACACCAGCGATGAGAGAATCGCAAAAATGTGGGCAACTTTTGCCTACAGTGTCAAAAAGGCATGTGAGGCTGATGCAGAGGGATGTAACACCGTTGCCGCTTCTCAGATTCACTGATATGACAAACCAGACCGCCATCGTGTCCTTTGTTCCCAGGAAATATGACTGGCGAAAAACGTATATCCAAACGATGTGGTTGATTTTTCTCCGCTGTCCGCACAAACCCACACCCGAAGTGGACGGCTTCTATTCTCTGGGGGAAATCGGTGAAGCACCAGAAAAGGCATGGACGCGCCTCACGCCGTATAGCATCGCAAGGAAGGAGTCCCGTGGAAACCACAGAGAAGAGCGCCAAAGAATCCTCGATATCTGAAGAGGACCGCTGTCTGTGCGGTCAGGAAGGATGCTTCGGTCACGAAGTAATCAATGAGATCGTGGATAGCAGTATCCCTGGATTTATTTCCAAACTTGCAGCGACGCGTTGCCCCAATCAAGTGGTGCTGTTTGAAGTGCCATTCAATCAGATTTGGGCCGAACCTAAGGTCGAGTTAACCGACGAGCAATGGGCCTCGCATCCAGGACCGTTTCTTGTCCGTTGGCTTCCACGCGAATAATTTTTCCGCCTGGATTAGCCCTCAAGTCTTGCCTGCCAAGTCCGATAAGTGGCGTGCGTTTGCCACCTGCATCTTCTCGGAAATACTTCACGCCCACTGCATTTTCTGCTTGTATGCGTCCCTGTTCTTCCAACCCTCCACCTCCAGGTTGGCCGCTTGCGTTTGCGCGCGGTCCAGTTTCCTCGCCTAATTCAACTTCTGGAACCTCGCGCCCCAAGGATTGCAAGTAGCGATCTGCCTCGCTTGGTTGGGTTTCCTGAGCGATGAACTTTCCCCCGCGTGCAAGTTGCGCGCGAGGCGAATTGATCTCGCCCAAGTGCCCTACTTCATCTTCGTAGGTGCGCTTAGTGCCGTCAGCGGTCTCGATCTTCCCTTCCGCGATGTCCACGATGCGGCGTGGCTCGCCCTTGTCATCCACGAAGGTATCGCCAACCTTCAAATCTGCGGCACCCGTTCGGCGTGCCTCAATTTGACCCAAAATACCGTGTTGACCAGACTCTTGAAGGCGCGGAAGTAGGCCCTCACCCTCTGGAATGGGGCGCTGTGGGGCAGAAAGGGGCTCAGGGGCGCGAATCGGAGCACTTATGGGGGTAACAGGCGCTGCAGTTGGCGTTTGCCCCGCTGCCTGCCCCTGAATCGTTTCTGGCAACACGTAGGGCGCTGGTGGGGTAAATGGCGCTGCCTCTGGCGGATTCAGGCGCTTAATCCCCTGTCTGAGTAGAATATCAGGTTGCGCAAAATGATGAGCTAATTCGCCAGCGACAATCCCGATGCCATGAGTAGGGACCGCGCTGATCATTCCAAGAATTCGAGGCAGGCTCATCGTGGACTTGCGTGCGTTCACGTTGACCTTGCGTTCCAATTCTTTCTGGATCGTCGTCAAATTGCCGTAGTCTTTCCGTGCATCTCTGACTTCTGTTTCACCAGCGTCCTCAAGTGTCTTCAGAAGTTGATCGCGTACTCCGCGCCGTGCGAGTTCCCATTCCATCGTTTCGGGATTGGTAGCAAAGGCGGATCGGCGCCCTGTCGGATATTTGTTGTAGTAGCTCTCCAGTTGCGCGTTGGCATATTTCTGCAGCCGATCCGCTTCTTCAACCGTGCGGGCACGCTCTAACTTTGTGGCCAAATCTTCAAGCCCCTGCACTTTCTCTGGATGGAACTCACGCATCTCGGGAGTAATAGCTGCGCGTACTTGTTCTCCCACGGGCTTCATGTCCACAGCACGCGGACCCTGACGATCTAAGGCAGGTTGAACTTTCTCATTCCACAGGCTGTCTTTTATCTGGGGAATCGCGTCCTTGAATTCATCCATGGACTTGATTGGCGATTCGGCATGATATTCTGCGATTGCGCGCTGTACCCCAGGGCTTTCAATCGCTTCCTCCCATCCCGTCGCACGGGCTCTCGGACGTATAGCTTTAGTGATGCGCTCCTCGGCACTTAGACCAATGTTCAGCGGATTATGCAATACATCGGCAGTTCCACCACCAAGGGCTTTCAGACTTTTGCCGATCATTGTCGGATGAGCCATGAGTTCGCCCGCAGCAATGGTTCCTAACCCTTGTCCAGTTGCCCCACCGATATCACCAGTTCCGGCTTGTTCACCTAGTGATGCAGCCCAAGGACCCACCAGTGGAAGTGCAGCAGCGGTCCCATGTCCGATAGCTTCAAGCGTATCTCCGCGCTGCAACGCTTCCTCTGCCTTTCCGATATGTTCTCCTGCAGGACCCGTAATGTATCTGTGAGCAATCGCTCTCGCACGTTCAATAGGTGCGAATTCACCTTTTGTGTTCAGACCAATGAGACCACCAGCACCATGTTCGATTTCGTTGGTTTCGGGATTCACTTCACCGAGTCCTATATCGTAAGCACCCTGTGCTGCAGATCCCACTAATCCTTTTGCTCCTTCCCACGCATTCTTCACGACATTCCTGGGCGTGAAACCGTACCACTTTGGAATTGTGTTCTCTTTCTCAAATTGTGTCGGCGCGATGAACGGTGCATTGCCAGAAGCCAACGCTTGCTTCATCGTTGGCGTTACGTCGGGATAAGCCTTCGTGATCGCTTCGCTCGATGGTTTCGGAGCAATAGTGCGGACGTGTGCGAGATACGCTTTCTGATCATCAGGTGCGGCTTTCGCATAGTCGGGATCAGAGTGCATCAAATAAGCATGCTGATCCTGCGGAGACGCGGAAAGAAAATCCTGGTCCTGTGTGGGATCAGTCGCCATTATTCTGCCTTACTTTGTTGCTTTTTCCATCCCGCAAAACCACCGCCGCCGCCTTGAGGTGCCCATTTATCCAACTGGTGTTTCGCCTCGGGCATAATGAAGCGATCCTGAAAATTCTGCATCCCTGGTGCCGCGTTCTGATTCCACTGATTTTCCAGCGAACTGATTTTTGAACGGAGCAATTTAGCGGTCATCGAAACGTTGCTGCGTAGTTGTTTCGGGCTGAGATTCGGATCAAAATCTTTCTCATCCGCTCCGCGTTCTCCCGCCGATCCACCAGCACCCACGTAAGCTTTAGCGATTTCCGGCCCCACGCGATTCACGATGGTTCGGAAAGTCGTCACAGGGTCTTTGCCGATTTCAACACCCATCTGATTGGCGATGAGATTCAATGCGCGCACATCGCCATTGTCCAGCGCATTGATCGAATCTCCAAGTACACCGACATGGCCCATCGCCGTGTTGATGGCATTGATTTCCTTGGACTGCGATCCGACTGTGTATCCCTTTCGGAGTTGCGCCCGCTGTTCGCTGAATTGCGGGTCATATTGATTCAGTTGCGCAAGAACGCGCTGCCAGTAAGGAGTGCGCAACGCAAAACTGGATGGAAGCGACATGCGGCCTTCCGCGAGTGCCATAACGATCCCACGGTCAGCAGGAGGCAAACCTTTCAAGTAATCATCCCCATGGACATTCGCAATTTCTGCAGGAATTGGGTTGATACCACCAGCGGCTTGAACAATTTGAGTTGCGGCTGGTGCTCGCTTCGCAATAGCATCGCGCGCTTTCTCTCGATTCGCGGGCGTGTCCTCAAGTTTATTCGCAGCCAAATAATCGGAAATGTCTTCCTTCTTTTCGCTTGGCGTTTTCTCCGCAGGCTGCTTCTGAACGTTCTGAATTGCCGTCGCGATCTGCTGCACCTTTGGATCTTTCTCGGGATCGACACCTGATTTGATCGCTGCTTGTACGGCGGTAGCATAATCTTGCTGCAAATTTGTTTCTTTCGGTGGCGCAGGTTCGCGTTGTGGAAACTTCCCAGTCACTCTCCAGTCGTTCTTCTCGAAGTCGCTCATGTCTTCAAACTGTTCAGGATGCTGCTCCATGTAAGTGCTGCGCTTCTCGGGAGTATTGAATTCCGCTTGAGCGGTTCGTGCAGCATTCTCGGTTTCGGCGGTCTTTGCGACTCTCTCGCGCGTTTCCGCTCCTGCTTCTTCCTTCGCTTCTCCTGCTTCCTTTAGCGCGCGATTCAGCGGAGTCCCGGGGATTCCTGCGACGATACCGGGAGCTATGATTCCACCACCGATTTCACCAATCCGCGCGGCGATATGGCCGATTTTTCCAAGCAATCCAGGTTGCGCGGAAATGGGACTCCCCCATGTATGCTTCTTGTCGTACTCGTCCTGATCCATTTTCTGTTGCCAAAATTCCTTGCTGTTCACTGGTGCAGTAACAGTTGGACGATTCGCAGCGTACTCTTCTTTTCCAGCGGCGATGGATTCCTTCTTGGTTGGTGCGCGCGGTCCAGCAATGGCAGGAAGAGTTCCCATATCAAGGGATGGAGTGCCTGTCATTCCATCAATCTCAGGAGCACCACCAACAATTTCGGGCTTCGCCATGGGTTTCACGGGTTGACTTCGCGCGCCAATCGCAAGTTCGCTACCACGCGGACTTAATGGCGCACTGGGCGCGAGTGTAGGAGGCGTCATAGGCGTAACATCGGAGTGCGGCGTCACGGGAGAAAGCGGGCCAACTGTAGCGGGAGGGACAAGTGGAGCAGGAGTGGGAGGCGGTTGCAGATACCCGAGATTCTGCAAGTGCCGATTAAGTAGATCAGGATCGGTTGGAGCCGAGAGAATTTGATCAAGAGTTAGGGCCATTAGAAATGTGCTCCCATCGCTCCCGCTCCAGACATGAAAGCGCCAGCACCTTGACCTAGCTTACCAATTGTTCCTAATACGCCTTCAGTATCCTGTAACCAGCCCTGGCGACCAGCCGCGAGTTGAGACTGCAAATCTTCGTTCTGGAGACCCATGGCCTTCAACTGATCCGCATTCAAGCCACTGTACATTCCGCCGAGTTGCTGTTGTGCTGCGCGTTGTTTCTCTTGCGCGAGTTTCGCGTTTTCAAGTTGCACATCAAGTGCACCAGTTGCCAGCGTGCGGCCCTTGGCTCGTGCGGCCTCGGCCAGCGCCGGCGCGAATCCCCCGGCAGTACGCGAACGCAGCGCGGCGAGTCTGCCTTCGCCCGTAATTGCGGCATTCGCTCCACCAGCGCCCTCTTGACTCGCGACTAGCATTCTGTTTTGCGTGGTGGGATCGAAACCTGTGGGATTATTCGCTTGGCGCTCAAGGCCGGGGATGATAGAAGAGCCGATTCCAGAAGCAACCGAACCGAACCCAGCGCCTACTTGACCGGCAGTGGAACCAAGATTTTTCGCTTGTTGCACGGCGCCGCGGTCGCAGCGGATAGGAAAGGAATCAACGAAGGACTCGCCATCGTGAGAAAGAAGTTCACCAGTTTCAATCGAGAAGGTCGGGTTGAGAAGTACTCGCATCATAGCGTTGCTCCTCGTTCGCCCGATTGACTGAGAGTGTAGTGCAGTCGCCTCACAAATTCAACGTATATGAAATCCACGGACTTCTCACGAAGCCAAGGTCCAACAAACGCTTACCAAAGCTCTCTTCGATTTCAGGGGGAATCCAAGCAGTAAGTTGCTCCAGACCTTGCCGCGCTCCTTCCGCCTTCATCCAATCTTTGAACTCGCAAAGCCACTGCCAGCGCTGTTCTGGCGTCCCTGTGTCATGACTTAATAGCAAAAAAAGTTCTCCAGTGACTTTTAGAAAACTCATCATCGCGATCTTGCCCTGATGCTCGTAGACCGCTTTCACGATGAACAACGGATTCGCTACCGTCTCACCATCTTCGATCGTGATTGTGAGATTCGGAAAGCAGTTCTCGGGCAGCTCGTTCGCCGCGTGAATCTCTTTCGCGCGCTCCACATCCGTATCGAAATCGAAGTTTCGGATCAACTCAGTGTCACCGTCCCGATTTTTCGTTTTCGCTTCGCGTTGGACCCGATACTGCTTCTGCCAAAATTCACTTTCGGCTTCGTGGACAGAATCAAGACCTTGCCGCTTGCCGAAGCGATTATATTCCCGCTCAGGTTCACATTGATACCAGCATTCGCCGTGATGATGCCGAGAGAGAGTGAAGCCGCATTTCCGGCTGCGGTAACGCTGACCGAAGATCCCGAGTGCGAAGTCGTGGGATCGGAGAGAACAATCGTATATACATTGGGCTGGCTCGCATAAAGGAAGATATCGGGCATCTCAGGACCCGGCCACAAGCGTATTCAGAGAGGTCCCCGCCACATCCGTACTGCCTGATTTGTACGCCACGATGTAGAACGGCCCCGTGATTGTTGGAGAGAACGCAAAAGTGTAGTGCCCCCCGATTCGGGATCGTAGTAAGAAGTGGTCACGCACTCACCGCAGGGGACACTGCGTTGCGTGATCTCTTTCCGTTCCGTACCTTTCACTTCATATATCGCTTCGTTCCGTGCTTCGTTCACGTGCCTGCTTTCTTTTGGGTGATTGCTGGCCTAGTAAGAACTTTTCCGAAACCGCTTCCGCCTTCTCTTCCATTTGCCGATGCAGTGCCGCTTCCCGTGCTCGGGAGAAGCGTAAGCATCTGCGTTCCACCTGGGTCCACTGCCGCCCCCGATTGTATCTTAGGTCCTGGGTCGCTGCCCTGATATTGCGAATACGCGCGGAAGAAAAACTTCTGCGGCTTGCCGTTGTCATCTTGCGCAGGCAGAATCATCGGAGACATGGAACGCGAAGCGCCAAGATGCACGACGTGCGGCTGTCCGAAATTCTGATCCGTGTCGTACTCCACGAAATAGTTCAGATGTTTCTGAATCGCATTGTTATCGGTGATCACCGCGTGGACCAGACCTTGCCCGTTCGTCTTCACGCTAAGTTGCTGGATCGGCGGCGGTGCGGGAAGCGTGCCCACTGGATCGACGGCCACATTCTTTCCAAGATTGTTTACGCCATCCTGAAGGAGTTGCAACGCATTGCTGAGATAGTTACCTATCTGGGGAACCTGCTTCAGAAAGGTTATTTCTTTGTCGAGTGAGAGGGCCAATTGCAACCTCCTTTCTCTTTCTTGGATACCACGGTACAATATATACCATGAAGATCAATGCTCTCGGCCAATTCGTAAAAGTACCTCTCAAGGACCGCTTCTGGGTCAAGGTGAACAAGAACGGTCCACTTCATCCCTACAATCCCGCGCTAGGTCGGTGCTGGATGTGGACTGGCGCAAGACTCAAAAGAAAACATGATTACGGACTTATCTGGGACGACACACATACGAAACGCCTCCGTGCTCATCGTATCGCATGGATACTTTTGAAGGGGCCAATACCAAAAGGGAAAGGTCTTCTTCATAGTTGCGATAACTGTCCGTGCGTAAATCCAGAGCACACAAGACCTGGTGATGCTTCCGATAATCATAGAGACATGATTTCTCATGGACGAGCATTGAACGGAGAACACAATCCCATGGCTCGTCTCACTGAAAAGCAAGTGCGATATATATTGTCGAAATATCCGATAGCACTTAGGACTGGACCACGTGACCCAAGCGAAAAGGTCGTTATTCTTCGGCTTTGTAAAAAGTTTCATGTTTCAATGAGCTATTTAGCTCGCCTCGCATCTGGGGAACGTTGGAGCCATATCAATTGTTGACTCCCCTAACGCTCGCCCAAGGATCTTGAGACATGCACATAATTACGCGCGAAAGAATGAATCCCGCACCAACAGCATTCGATTTGAATTGCACGAACAGGCGGTTTCCAACTTCATTCACGGGCACTTCGACATCGCCGTTCGTGGAAGCGGGAAGAGTCAGATCAGGCAAGAGCGCGTGAGCATAAGGCGTATCGAGCGTATTTGGGAAAACGCTGATAGTACAAGCACCACTACCGTCGAGCAATAATGACATGTAGTCATAGCAAAATCTTGTAACGCCCATTTGGCGACCTTCGCCTTCTTCGGTGGGCACGAAGCCGTAAGTATCGTACATCTGGAGGATCGCGTTGCCATCATCTTCAAGCAAGCCATCCACGAGCTGATAGATTTTCCCCGTATGATCCGAATTCCCGAGGAACACGGGCGTGGTCGTATCCGCGCGCTCGATAAGTCCAGCGCACGGAGACTTGAGAATCCAGATAGCCCATTTCCGCGTGAGTTCAGATGCCAAGAGTTTTCCTGAATAGGAGCGATGCACTTCAGGACTGTCCGCGAGTGTGTTGGCCGTGTTGAGTTGTTTGTAGTTCAGCATGAGCACGGCGTTTGGCGTGGTCGGATTCGGATCGGTGAGGATTCCAGCCGGCAAGAATGAGGAAACCTTGCCCTGTGCGTTTGTCGGCCGCAAGGGCACGCCCACAAGAATCCGACGCTCAGTGATATCGTTTTTCACCCAGATGGTGTACCCGTACTTCCAGTTGATCATGTTCCACAGCGATTGAATTTCTTCGCTGAGTTTGACGGGTTGGCCCCCGTAGAACATGAAGAGTCCAGGTTGATACGCGGTGATGGCCCACTCTTCTCCCGCATTTGGCTCATCGATTCCAGTCGTCACCGCATTCACGCCAGCCGTACCCACGGAATTCGAGATAGTCCGCGGTGTCGCCCATCCCGAGGGCTCCGTCGTGTTGTTGTCAGTCACGGAGATCATAGATCCCGATTTCACGAGATAGAGCGAATCGAAAAGGATGAAAGCGCTCACGATAGGCTGCTGGTTCTGATTCGTCCCGAGGATCACTCCGCTCAACTGGTCGAAAGCCTCGAAGTTGCCCTTGTAACTGAGCGTGACCTGAGTATTCAGGTTCGGCGCCATGGTGGGGAAAGGCTCAACGCGATCGATGTTGACGGTCACGCCGTTCGGGATGTTCGTCGCGTAGAGCCGGATCACGAGATCATTCGGCACCGGGGCGAGAACCGAAGTGAGCAACGTTCCCGTGTCAATCTCCATCGACGTTGCGATGCTGGCGAGAGGCAGCGAGAACGTCCCAAGCACCGTGCCGAGATTCTTGCTGAAGAGGTCAACCACGAGATTCCCGCCCGAGGCTCCCGTGGGCACTGCGACAGTGACGCGCACGCTGTACGCTGTCGAGGCATCGATGATCGGGATTTGAAATTCATCCTGATACGCGTTCTGCGTGATCATCCCGTAAGTCGCTTGTGTGGTTCCCGTAGTGTTGGCAATCTGGTACGCGAAGCCAAAGATCGGCGAAGCGATTACGGTCCCACCCGCGCCCGAAGTCGGATCAGCAATCCAGCCGGCTGGGGTAAAGGCGCCAGCGCTTCCCGTGAAACCGCCATCGAAAGAATAGTTGAGCAGATTCGAGATTTTATTCTGTTCCCCGATGGCCACGAGGCGTTGCGCGTAAGGCACAAGCGCCACGCAACTCCCAAGTTCCGCGCACTCAAATAGATTGTTGCCCTGGATATCTACCTGATCGGCCGCGAGAAGCACGCCATCGGAGAAACTCAGCGTCACGCTCGTGGAAGTATTGTCGAGCACCCAAGTCGAGGAGTTGATAACGGTCACGCCGTTATCGATCACGGAGACTGGAGCGGGGATATTGTAGAAGTTCCCTCCGTCCGCAGCGGTCAAATGCACAATGCGCGCGATCACGTCATCAGGACCAGTTAGAAGACCCGATACCACAAGCGTAGATGCGCCCGCGATGATATCCAGCGTCAGGATCGGCGAAGGTTGTGTGATAAATCCGTTACGCGTCAGAAACGAATAGCAGATTTTACGGACGCCGAGTGTGATGACTCCAGCAGTGACGATGCTGCCACCGCTCTTGTTTCCCACGATCATCAACGGATCAAAAGTAAAGATCGTTCCGAACACGATGCCTGAACCCGTCTCGGCGGCGGTGGGGATATTCGTCGCGGAAACGATATTCAACGAGAAAGTCCCCGGACTTGTGGCAACGATAATTGCCTGGGCGACGTTGAAGATCCCGTTCCCGTTGAGCGTTTGCGTGACGGTAATCGCTTGGCCCAGCACGGGATTCGTGCCCGTGATCAAGTTGTAGCCATAGGTGGCCACATTGCCCGTGAGTTCGGTGGAAGTGATCTGAAGTTGTGAAGCGTTGGGCGTCGTGAGCACGGTCCAGGTGCCGTCATATCCCGCTGGAGGTGATCCTCCCGTGCCAGCAATTGCGAACTGCGTGTTGACTTCAAGGTTGGGCACCTGGCTCGCCGTGGTCATTGTTGCTGTTGTGACCTGATAGGTGCCTGTTTGCGGCGAAGGTTCACCACCACCAAGGTTCACGAAGAGCGAAGTGGGCATCTGCACCGTGAAGTACCAGCGGCCATATTGACCGCCCGGAGGAATGCCCAATCCCACGCTGGTGACGATGTAATCCCCGTTGACCGTGTTTCCTTGAATCGGTGCGATGTTCGCGAGCTGCACGCCAACTCCGGGTTGCAGATCCGCATCGGGATTCGGGAGCACCGCATCGCGCGAATAGTAGATTGTCAGAGTATTGCCCGGTGAACTGTTTCCCGGGCCCGCGGACCAAAGGATATCCGAAAGATGTCCGGGCGATTCCACGTCACTCTTAGCGCTTGGCTGGGTAATTGTGAGAATCGTATTTCCAGAAGAAGAAGTTGAGGCCGATGGCGGGGCACCTGGACCTACTTGCGAGAGACGGTCGAAATTCGTGCCATCGTAACCGTAAGGAATGTCCGTGCCATTTTGGAGATTCGAGATGGCAATGAACTCGCGATCATCCACCGTTGCCGATTGCGCGAAACTGTCCGGTTCGACGGCGGTATAGACTGCTTCAAGCACGCCAGGATTGTTGAGCACATCTTCTTGATAGAACACGCCATCATCACCGAGCGCCATAGTGAGAACTTCACCGTTAGTTTGCGCGAAGGTCTTGATGTAATTGAAACTTGGGGGCGGATCTGGTGTCACCCATAATTTGATTTTTACTGCGTAAATATCGAACGTGACTGGGGTGCTGTTTGTGGCACTGGCCACGATTTTCACGCCGAAATTAGGATCATTAAAAAGTGCTGGCGTGAGAGCCAGTCCCCAATCCTCAGTAGGAGTGGCGACCGTAACGATGCCATCCGATATCGGCAACTGACAGATGAAGGTTGGAGAAGTGGCATTCGGATGCAGAAGCGAAACCGTCAGAATCGTGTCTGCCGCAAGACTCGTCTGATGTCCGCTGATTTCCACTTGGAAGCCGAGTGGCACGACCGTCGAAGAAAGCGAAAATGGAAAATTTAGGCATTCGAGAACTTCAGAATATGGTCCGGTCGGAGTGCTACCTGTCTTAAAAGTAGCGCATGCAAGCAGCCAATAATTGGAGCTTCCATCATTTGTCATAACTGCATCTTGCGCGCCAATTGTATTTACAACTTTATATTCACCCCATCCTACATATGGACTAGTGAGGCCAGGGATATCCGCATATCCAACGCCAGTTGTTAACCTAACATTTCCTTCTGATGTGGCGCTGAAACCAAATCCGAATACCATTTCATCTGCTTGTGATGTCGGCGATGTCGGTCCACTATCCATTGCCGTTTCATTAGTTCCACGCCCAATTGCACTTTGGTCAAATGCCGAATTTGTTAATCCAGAAATTTCGATTAATATAGCCGGTTCCTGCGAGGGAGAGCCAGTAATCACTGCTTGAACAGTCGGAGAGCCTCCTGTATTTGGCGCATCGCATTCATAGAGGAAATAATTCCAATCAGCAGAAGCAAGTGATTTTGTCGCGGTTGCCCAACTATTATCGTCAGTGTCAGCCGCCCCTGTAGTATCGACATCGAAGGCCGTAAAAATGCCAACGGCGTAAATCAGTTTGCTTCCTGCAGAAATCGGATTCGGTAGCGTCACACCGAATATATTGCTGCCAGAAATGGCTTGCAGAATTTCAGAGGGACCACCGGAATTCAAGGACACTGATGCATAAGTCCCAGGAAGATTGAGTGTGACGTTGCTCGGATCTGTCCATGCGGTTTCATTCGGCGCGTGCGATCCGGCGACGGATGCGGCGAAGGCCGCAACTTTCTCAACAAATGAGTTCGCGAAGGAATAGACGCTTTGCTTGCCAGGGCGCTGCGTAGTTTGTCCGACAATGAAATCCGTGTTGATACACAACGGACTCGCGCCATTTGGCAATTTTTCTGCGGGGCATTCTGTGTACAATCCTCCCATTGTCTCGACGGCAATGGGAGTCAGCGGTCTGGAGGCATTGTTCACCGACTTTCTACCTCCTTATGGATTAACCGCGTTGTTTCCCTTATAATTGAACCATTATGCGAAAAGTACTTGCACTGACAGGGAAACGATTCGGAAGATTTGTTGTTCTCAAAAGAGTTCCAAATCAAGACCGTCGCAGCTTGTGGCTTTGTCGTTGTGATTGTGGGATGAAAAAAAAGATACTCGGAAAAGCGTTGAATGCCAGAATTAACCCCACCAAAAGTTGCGGATGTCTTCAAAAAGAGCAAAGGTTCACACACAAGCATTGGGGAACGCCAGAATACTGGGCATATTGGAATATGCTTCAACGCTGCTATTACCCTAAGTATTCTTCTTTTCAGCATTACGGAGGCCGAGGGATAATCGTATGCCCGCGATGGAGAAAATCGTTCGATAATTTTCTCACTGACATGGGACATAGACCGCGCTCCAAACCTACGTTAGACCGAATCAACACAAATGGTAACTACGAGCCATCAAACTGCCGCTGGGCCACGTGGAAAGAACAAGCAAACAATAAACGGAAAAAGTGTTGCTAGAGCCACTCCCAACCGTGCGCCAAGCACGTCAGGAGTGGCCCCCAGTATCCCCACTACGCTCTCCTTCCAAGAAACGTTGCGGAGAAATCGCTTAAGCGTTCCGAAGCAGTTCAGCCTCGAAATTGATGATGTCGTTCACAACACCTTGCAGATTTGTGCCACTCGGGATTTCCTGCAAAGGCGCAGCGGTCGTAAGCGAACCATTCGGAGGAACCTGCAGGATCATCATCGTCTTGCTCGCGGGAATGCGCTGGTAGATATATCCCGTTCCGGTATCGGAAGTCAGGATGCAGCGCCGCACGCCCGAATTCGTGGTCGCTTCGGGAAGCGCCAGAATCACGGAATCCAGCGGGATACCACCCGAAGGATAGGTCGAACTCGCGGAAGAAACTTTGATTTGTCCGCTGATGATGATCTTCTTTTGCGTGTTGTCAACGAGATAGCCAGCGCTTACGGAAAGAGTTGCCAGTGCCATGTTTCTTTCTCCTCAGTATGCCAGCGCATTCGTAAACGCTGCCTCGGCTTTGTTGATGGAATCATGTGCCGAGCCACGCCGCATGCTTTCACCTATGAGGCATTGACGGAGCCAGGTCCCACAGCCCGCCATATACTGCCTGTCCAGATGAACTCTTGAACGCTCACGCTGTTTGCGTCGGAACCGATATTTGAGGCTCCGTGAAAATTCGCCGGCCAAACAAAGCTCCAGCCTCCCGTACCGTCTTGCGTGAGAATAAAAGCGATGTGTTGTCCCGCAGTCGGGTTTGTGACACTGCTTGATGTGATATTCGCCGTGAGTGTCAGCGTAAAAGTCGGTAGCGCAAAGAGACTTGCATCGAAAACAGGAGTCGCGCTGAATGTGACCGCTTTTATGCCCGCGATGTCGGCCGCAACCGCTTGGCGCGCGGAAATTGGGCCCGTGCTTCCGCTTGCGGGTCCTGCGAGAATCGTATTCGCGGCTTGATTCGCGAAAGTGATGTTAATCGTCGCTGTGCCGCTCGTAGTAATCGGATTTGTTCCCGAAATGCTTGCGGTAAAGAGTGCGCTTGCACTGACAGCAAGCGTGACCTGAGTGACAGAGCCAACCAATCCCGTAAAATCCGCCGCGACTAGCGGGCGGAAGGTCGGTGCTGCAGCCGAGCCGCTTGTTGGACCGGCATAGACCGCGTTCGCGTTTTGAACCACCTTCGTGATGGTAATGGTGCCGGAAGATGTGATCGGAGAACCAGAGACCGTGAATTCCGCAGGCATCACGAAAGTTACATTGGTAACCGTACCACCTCCAGGCGAGACAACTTCTTGATCAGGAAAGATCGTGACCGGGATGCGATTGTTCGAGTCCACGAGGACCACGGTATATGTTCCCGTCGCGAGATACGCAAACCAATTCCCGAGACCATCGGTTTGCACGGGATTCGCGAGCGGCGTGCTTCCCGTGGAATCAGTGAAAAGACTCGCGAGCGGCGTAGGCGGAATGGTCGTGGTGACAGCGGGCTGCGTGCAGATGTAGACATCCACGCCGTTCAGCGCGGGACCATAAGCGGCGTTCACGGAACCTTGCAGTCGATAGATAGACATTAGGGCACTCCTGCCGAGCCCACCATCGTGTTCACGCTATCGCTTGATCCGCCTCCCTGATAGCTGGGGCGATTGTAAGTGACAGTTTGTTGCCTTCTCACATACTCGAGCGCCATGTTGTCCATCGCTTCTTGCGCTTCCCCTTTGCAATTCGCGATGCCTTCGGGATTCCCGCCGCGGGCAGTGCCGTACATGACCGCCATAAGATTCGCGAGCGCGTCCTGACAATCAAGGATGTAAATATTCGTGGTATCAAAGTCCGCAGCAGGTACGTTGATCGGCGGCTGCCCCGTGAGATAGCGAATCATGATGTCTTGCGCTTGGAGCGACCCGTTCAGCCAGATTCTGTACTTGCGCCATTCCCACATCCCGAGCCATTGATTTTGATATCCCGAAGGAAGCCCTTCCTGCGCTTGGGCCATCGGCACAAACTGGAGATTCGAACCCGTGACGCGCTGGCGCACTACCATGACTTGCATGCAATCCCCGGGAAGCGCCGGCGTCTTTGAAGTCATGGTGCCATTGTTCGTGCCATCAAATCCAATGCTCACGAAAACTGAAGGATCGGCCTGCACGACGGGTGGGATATTTCCGAGTACCACGCCGTCCTCAATCGGGAAGGTGACACCTTCGGCGCGCAGATAGCGCTGCAATTTGCGAAGTGCGGAATTCAGAAAGGGAAGCGTGAAGGGCGCGTCATTCGTGAAGATGCGGCCTTGCGTGCCCGCGATGCCCGGAAACGTATCATTGCAAATGGAGCGCGTTAACTCCATCACTTCGCTGATTACCGGGAAATTTGTGACCTGTACATTCGGCACGGTGTCCCTCGTTTAATAGCGACTTGGTGGAGAACTGCGCCCAGATGAATCGGGTGTACACCTGGATACGAAGTTCCCCACCAAGAAGATCGTTTGCGCGCTAAGTTCGCCTCGCTTTCGTTTTGCGCGCTGCAGGGGCGGCGTTGGCTGGCACTCCTGCGGGTTCCAATTCCTCTTCTGCGGCGGGATCGCTCCACCACCGCTTCTCGAATGGCACGTCTTCGAGTTTGACGGCTCCCGCCTGGTAAGTCTTTTCCCAGTCCAGAATGCACTTCTCTCCGAATTCGTTCTTGTGGTATGCGAGTCCGTCCTTCACCATGGCGCCGCAATTCGGGCAGGAGATCATGTGCTCGGTGGACATGTGCCACTGCGCTTGTTTGCCGGCGTAGTCCATCGCAAAGTGCATGAGCGGGGAAATGTCCTTGCGGTTGCCTTGCGCGTTGAGCGTCTCAGCGGAGTTGATCAACTCTTGCATCGTCTTCATCCAGCGGTCTTTGAAAATCTTGATCTCTTCATCCAGTTTGGGATCATCGGGCGCCTTTAGCGACCACCAGCACCCGAACATGTTCAAGTTGTTCCCGAACTGATCGCCGGTATCCCACTTCTGCACTTGCGCGTTCCAGTCCGTGCTTGGGAACGCCATGGGATTCATGAGGCTCGTCGCCGCTTTCCGGCCGTCCTCGCTCTTGTAATACATTTCCGTGGTCCCGGGCTTGGTGAAGGGGATCTTCACGAATTCCGGTAGGAGCGTGTAAGAGAACTTCTGGCCCTTCTGGCACGCTGGCACTGCGAAGTGCGGAAACACGGGCGGCTGTTCCACAACGTGATCAAGCGCGAGAATGTTGTAGACGTAAATCACCTTGCCGGATGATGGCCCCGTTTCCTGAGTCTCCAGCGTTGTGGCCCCATGGTTCGCGCCATCCTGCGTGGCCCGTGCCTGGTCCATTGCTCTCTTCTGGTTCTGTGCGATTGCGTGTGTCAGTGGAACTCCCATTTTTTCTTTCCTCCCGATCTTTTTAGTTATACCCGATTATTCTTGGCCGATTCCCGATTGTCATCGCGCGTCTGAACCTCGGCCGTTGTCCTCTGCGCGAAAGTCTATCCCAAATCTTCTGGATCGCATCCATCTTCTTGTCCAGCACCGAACAGCGCGAGCCGCCCGCCCCAAATGAAACCGGACCCCAGAAGCTCGGAAGATTCTCAGCCATGCGATCCGCGATTTCTTCTGTGGCCTTGCGCTCTTCCGCCGCGGCTGTCGCTTGTCTTGCTGCTTCCTTCTGCTCTTCACTGAGTTCTTGAAACGCGAGCATCATGGGAATCAGCATGTCGATTAAGTAGTGAGACAGCGGAAAGTGCTCGATCACCAACTTGCCGTCCACAAACTCTTTCGAGATCAGCGGCTGCACGCTTTCATAGCGCCCCCGCCAAGGATATTCGCCGGTGATGTAGAGTCCCGTGAACGGATCGAACGTGTTCGCATAATACATTTCCGGCGTGCCGTACTCGACTGGCGCCTTCCACCGCATGATCACCCAGCAAGGCATCCCGTGGCACTGATAGCGGTCGCGATACTCCACGTGGCGGTTGCCGAACTTATCGCACCACTCGTTGCCGATACGAATGAACTGCGATTGCCCCCACCGAATAACGAAGTTTGGCTCACCCCAAACATTAGTCCCAAAAAGTGCCGTGAGCCGCGCTTGAAACTCTGGCGGGGTTTCGCGCGTCTCTGGATATGCGTCCATCATTCGCCTTCGGGAATCTCTTCAAACGCGCAATAGCATTCCTCGAAGCGGAGAAGTTTCAGTCCGGGGATGCCGGTGAATTCCTCCAATTGGCGGAAGTTCATCGCGAAGCGCGTGAAGAGCACCAAATCCCCAGGATTCAAGGGAACTCCTTCCGCGACCGCAATCACGTGGCCTGTCTGCGAAACGATATTGGAATCCATGCCCGGTGTAGTAGCCCCCGGCATGACCACGCCCGCTTCCGTTTTCTTCTCTTCGATTTCGATGGGCTTGATGAGCACCCACTTGTTCAGTGGCGTGGCGCGATAAATCTTTTTCTTCACTAGCGGAATCTCAGCGATTGCTGCTTTCATGTGTTCACCCGATTCTTCTGTTCCTGTTGATAGTGCGCGCGTCTGTGACAATTCGCACAGAGCACATCACACTTTGCTATCTCTGCCTCAAGAGCCTTGATGGATGCGCGAAATGTCCAAGCGGAAATCGTGAACTCCTTTTCATTCGGATCGCGGTGATGCAAGTCCAAGACGACTGGATCGGACTCTCCGCATCGAATGCAAGGATGCTCGCGTTTATAGGCTTCAACATAGGCTTTGTTTCTCGCGCCTCGTGCCACCCTGCAGCGTTCAGTGGCTTCTTTCACTTTCTTCGGATTACGTTTCCTGTATCTACTGCCTTGCTCTCTCGCTTTTTTGCGCGCATGTTCAAGATTTGCGCGATACCATATTCGCTGCCTATTTGCAGCCTTTTGTCTTTCTTCTGGAGAACTCAATCTTTCTTTGTCAAGTTGGTAACGTCTACGTCTCTGGTCTTGGATTCTTTCCACCTGTTCAGATGTAAGATTCGCTCGCCTCAGTTTTTCTCGTATGCGAATTTCCGCTGAGTGCGCTTCACGATATTTTCTACTTTTCTCTTTTCGTGCTTCGTGATGGCGCAGATAGTATTGATGGTTGTAATCCTTTCTTTCTTGTTCGGTAAGGTCGTTATATCTCTTCCTGTTTGCTTCTCTTACTTTATCTGGATGCCGCATGCGATATCTGCGCACGCGTTCTGCTGGTGATTGTGCCATTTGCTCTCCTAGAAAGAGTGGAAAAGAGAGGATGTTCTAGGCATCCTCTCTCCTCCTATTCTACCGCGAAGAACGCGGCAGAAAAATGGTTATGAGGTCACAGACGGTACAGCTGCTGAGCTAATGTAGCACCCAGCTTTAAGGTTACTGTTGAACAAATTTCCGAAAAAGTTATAGAAAAAGATCGAACTGGTCAGGTAGGACCCTTGCCCGGTGAAGTCGGGGATAGGCATCGTGGTGACGCCATCGCCGAAGTCATAGAGTGAAGGTTCCACTGTCTCGATAATCCCCCAGGTTTCCGGGCACACCGCGTCAAGCCGTCCCTGACGCGCGGTGTAGCTCACGTTCAGTTCGCGGCTGCCGTAGGTCGGCGACATGTGCTTCTTCACCATGTCCAGGGCCTTATCGCCCGGTGGGACATAGTTCTGTTGCAACACGTTCGTGTAGAGCTGCGTTACGGCCAGTTCTTGATCCGGCCCGCAGATCCACTCGAAGTCCGTGACCGCTTCGTTGTCCGGCCCGAGGCCGCGGCCAATCAGGATTTCCGCCTTGTAGGCGTCGGTGGTGGTGATGGGCTGA